CTGCCAATATCTCCGCAGTAGCCACCGTGCTGGTCGTTTTGCCTACGCCGCCCTTCTGGATGGCGAATATAATTCGTTCGGGCATTTTACCACCTCTATTCCGTACATTTGCCGTCTTTCTTCTGTTATTTTACAGTAAATTTTCAGGTGTGTCAAACAAAACTGATGGGAGGTTTTGGCAGCTCTTGTTCGGTAGGGCGCCACAAGTGGAGACAGTTGGGGTGGAGGTTAACGTAGTCGCTTTTCGGAGGATGGTATTGCACTACACATTCTTCGGGATTGAAAAACATATCCTTAACAGCGCTCATCACGTCCCAGGACGGTGTGTGGTTTGCATTACAGTGCGGCGATACGCTCACATGCTCCCATCCGCTGCCATTGCTGGCGATCACCATGTAGTGCTTACCTTTAATACGGACCACAAAAACGCCGTTTCCTCCATCTCCGGTACACCCATAAAGTAAACGTTCTGCCGTTCTATCACGATATTGGTCTAATGTATTCAAATCTTTCATTAGTTACCCTCTCTTTCCCCATTCAAGCCTTTAACCACCGCGGAAACGAAAATCCCGCCAAAAAAAGCAATGATAACACTCATGCACGCGCCGCCAAAACTGTCATGAACAATGAGCGATTCCAGCACCATCGCCAAAGCTGCGACATAAGCCATGCTCCAGATAACTGTATCTTTCTTCACCTTATGCCCGGTAGCCCTGGCGATAAAATACCACCCAAAGCCGCAGCTAAAAACAGCAGTCACCATGCAAGCGAAGCCAAAACCGAAAATAAAGTCCAGTGCGCCAAAAACGACGCCGGCAATAAACGCTGCACCGATTAACGCAGCTGTATAGGCTAACAAGTTTTTTCTCATTTTTCAAACCTCCTTGCCAACTTTTCCACTTTATCCACAAACAAATCCACAATGCCTCCCAGAACGGGTGTTGAGTTTGGTATTTTTAAAGAGCTCATCAGTCAATAATAATAATATTTCCTCTTCCTCGAATACTCTGATATTCGTACTCTCTTACCCATTCACTGAAAATACCTTGCCCACAAAATCCGTCGCCGGGGTTGTACCATTCAAGTGGGCTCCCTTTTTTGAAATATTTGTTCCACTGGCCATCACGGTATGCCTCAGGAGCACGTTGTTCTTCATACCAAGCCTTTAATTTATCAAGGTCGGTGCTGATAGCAGCAACCTCGCTGTACTCTATTTTCGCAGAACGCATATCATTCAGCTTAAGAATAAATATTTTCACCTCTCGGACGCTTCTCATTTCCATTATAATTTGCCCTCCATTTTCGCCTTGAACATAGCCTGTAATCTTGCTTGCGGGTCATCCTGGGCCTTCTTTAACGCAACACCTTTCAAGAATAATTCTTGCTTGGCTTCGGTATACCATGCTTCTTTTTTTACAGTTTCTTTGGCCGCCTCGATTGCATGGCTATCGTATTTTAGTGCTACAAGGGATGATAACGCCGTCATATCTGCTTTCCGCTCCAGCAGCTCAGTGCACAGCATCAAAAATCTAGCAGATGATTTTATATCCTTTATATCCATAAATAAGTCGTAATTTGTTTTGTCCATGTTCAAATATTCCTCCTTAGTTGACAAACTGGACTCTGATGTCCTCGTCTCTATCTACGAATTTAATCTTAAAATCTTCGCCTCGGGTTACTTGCTGCCACTCGCCATAACTGTTCGGGGAGCGCGTCACCCATTTAACTTTTAGATCAGGGAACCTATCAACTGCCTTCACTCGAATATCTTCGCCCCTGGTAACTATTTTTACCCTTCCGCAAGTATAACCTGCAGCATAACCGACAAGTGGTATGACCACTATGCTAATAATCAGCGTTACAGCCAGCAGCAGTCTTTTCATTCTTTTGCCTCCTTCACACCTTGCGGCACCTATCTGTACCGTAGACTACATTCAAGCCGGAGCCGTTGTCCCAGGCAACCATAATGCTGCCGGTATCATCAACACCACGCACAGTGCCTTTGGTGCCGATTGGCGGCGCCTGCGCGTCATCCATTTCTACCAGCTCTACTCTCGTTCCTGACGGGTAATTTTTGCGAACGCTTTCAACAATCTGCCTATTTGGGAAAGCCATCTTGCTACCTCCTTCATATATTAAAAAAATCTCCCGCTCACATTTCTCTTGCATCTCGCACCCACTGCTCCGCTTCTTTACGGCTTGCAAAATAATCTACATAAACGTCGCAGCGTTTAGTGTCCGCATAACTGTTTTCTGGGCACGTTTCCGCCTCTACAACGTTGGTAATGGCCACTGATATACGGCCGTCATCATAAAAACTGCTGGTTACTTCATAGAATTTTTTCATGTTTTTTACCTCCCTTACTGTTCGCAACGGTCGTGGATAGACAACGGATATTTGCTGGGAAAGCGGCTGTCACTGCTATAGCAAAACGCACCTCCCGACATATACCACTTATCGCCGCCGTTATTGCATCCGTCGAGCGGTTCAACGTGCATGTATTCTTCGCCGCATACGGTACGCTTGATCAGTTTCACTACATTATTAGCAGGGTGGTCAAGGTCTACCGTCTCGGGGCCTTCAACGCCGTCACCAATCAGCAACAAATTCCAATATATGCTAGAAACGCCACCATTGGAGCATCCTTTATAAGTAGGGTTTTCATAAACAGAAACGTTCAAAGCTTTTACTTTCATTGTTTACATCCTCCTTTTAGGGGGCCTCACCGCCCCGCATATATATATTATCACCTTTTCTGTTTTTTTGCAATACTTTTTCTGTGTTTTTTATGTATTTATTTTCAATAAAAAAGGTCGGGTGTTATCCGACCTTAATTCTCATGCTCTGGATTGTAAACTACTCAGTCTTTTCTCCGCTCTTTCCAATTCGTCGCGGTAAAATTCTTCGTGCCACAAGCTCTGTTCCATGCGCTTTTGAAGCTGCTTGATATTTATTTTTTCAATGTGGATGAGATGGGCGACAAGCGCTTTTCTTGCATCGGCGTAAAACGGGGAATTTGGTAATATGCGGACGGTATCTGTCTCAAAATAATCTGTCATAATATCGGTTTCGTTTTCAATACTCAGTCCAGGGATGCGAGGGATACTTTCATAACCTGCAGCATACATGGTGATCGTTCCCTCAGGCAGTCCGCTAGCCTTCGTGTAAGGCCCCTCGCTGTAGCTGCATTTATGAAATTCGCCGTTGATTTTCAAGCCGTTCCAAGCAAATTTAACATCCATGTGGTTTGCCTCCCTTATTGAGCCGCTTTTTCTGCGTAGTAGCGATAAAGCGGCCAGCCATCTTCATATACTGCCCATTTTTCGTATCTGATAACAGGCTTTTTGATTCTCTCTGTATTCGGTTTCTCTGCTGTAGCAATAGGCTTATTGTCAGCGACTTCAACTTCTACAATCCTAATGCTTTTCGGCGTGGTTTTGATTACTTTGTAAGCACTGAGGATGTAGCTTCCGCCAATGTTTGTACTAACAAGGATGTCCCCTGCTTTATAGTCGTGGGTGCCTTCCGCTTTCTTCTCTACTACCTTTTCAACGGAGACAATTTCAGCATAAGAAGCCACACCGCCTAATCCAGCAGCACCACCTGTCAGGATTTTATAATGGATAGTTTTAGGGTTCGCTTTTAAAACTTCACACAGTCCCCAACGATTCAGTTTGACAATGTAACCGGCCTTGATGTTTTCTTTGGAAAACTGGATGCCGCCAGCTTCATCCATACAGTTTTGATAAAAGCCTTCCTTGTCAATCGCTGCTTCCATACGCTCATAAAGCTCTGTCATGCGTTCCTTTATCTCATCGGCTTTATACGGCACTCTTTCTTTCAGACTGTAGCTGTAATATGCAGGCTCCTTGCCGTCTTCAATGTCAAACAAGATATTTTCCAGACGCACCATAGCACCACCAAGGTCTTTAACTTCTTTGCGTGCTTCGGCGATTTTCTTTTCAAGATAAGCAAGGTCTTTCAATTTTGCCATAGCTGCTGTTCCTCTCGCAATCTCGGCTCTGTCTTTGAAATACTCGCTCTTACGGTATTCATCGAAGCCACGCTCATAAGCGGCGATGACTCTTTCACGCTGCCTTGTGAATGCTCTGCCTGCGCTGGTGTTGATGTTAGGCTGAGTAAGCCAGGACCAGTCTTTTCTGCATTCATTAAAAGCACTTTGCAGACCTTCCGCTCTTTCCACAGCCTTTTCCGCTTTTTCTTCGTAACGGTCGGCGCGAGCTTCCGCTCTTTTTACCTGGCGTTCGATTTGCTCAGCAGTGGTCAGGCGTTCGCCTACTTTTTCTTCCTCTGTGAAGCCAAGCTCTGCGGCCACTTTGCGGGGTCTCCAAAGGTTCGGCTCTTTTGCGCGGGATACCCACGCCCGTTTTGCTCTTGACCACAGGAAAGCACTTTTAAGGGATTTTTTCTGCTCATCGGTCAACGCATCATATTCAGGTTTCGTAAAGGACAATTCGATTTTCAAGGTTTCGCGGTTGAATACTCTTTTCATTATTAGCCCTCTCTTTCGTTTCTGTTTGTTTTCTGTTTTCTACACTTATATTATACAGCAAAAATACAGAAAGTCAATAAGGGGTAAGAAAAATACACCCATGCTACAAAAAGTTCACGGGTGTATCTTCATAGATTAAAAGTATTTATAAAGTTAAAAGAAAGAGATTTAAATTCGCAACGTTTTGCTGATTTGCCCCTCACAGCTCCACATTTAGCTTGTGGGACGTTTTATTCTTTGCACATCCAAACACTAAGGGTATGCTCTTAAAAACGTTCCTGAGCCAAATATGAAGGTCATTTTTGGGATGTCACCAATTATTTTCCCACCAAATGGCTTTTCCTCTGATCACGTCACCGCCTGGCATAATTTCACCATCGCCGGGCACATTCGGAAGCTTCCAGAGGTCCCATCTTTCGCACGTGGTGGATGGGCCATAACCGTCTAGCTCTGCTGCTTCGCAGTGGGTCAGTATATTGTTGGCATTGACAGCCAGGCCCAGCTCTTCACATAGCACAGCTACTACCTGGGCCATGCTGTCAATCTGAGCGGCGGTCGGCGGCACGCTGCCAAAGTCTACGGTACCATCAGCCCAGCACCTTGCGTCCACGCAGCAGCACATGGCAATTCCTACAGCGTTACTGTTACGCATATAGGTATGTGCCTTGCGCTGGGTTAAATCGTCGGTAGTGGCGATAACGGTTCCGTCCTCATCAATCAGCAGATGATAGTCTGTGAAAAACTGATGGTAGTTCCCTGCTGTCCAGTGCAGGTAGATTTTATCGATACAATCTTTGGATTGCGCGGCGACTTCTCGCAGCTCATCCAGTGTGATTCTTTTCATTACCATGGTTACACCTCCTTAAACGCCTTTCCAGAGCTTCCGGCGGGTGTGTTGTATTTGCTATTGATTAGCTTATTGGACAGCTGCGTAACTGCGCCGCCGCCAGCGGTCATAATAGCAAAAATCTCATAATTGCCCCAGGTCTTACCGGTAGCAATTAAATAGGCTGTTCCGATAAGGAATACGAGATAGTTAACGACAGCAAAAATTCGGGTCAGCGAATATACGCCGTCCTCTTTCAAAATTTCCACGAATATCCCTCCTTTAGCCGTTCCAACGGCTTTTTTGTGCTCGTATATCAACATGGACAAATGTTTTATATATTCCAATGCCGCCCTTTTTGGGCATAAGCGTTTCCACGTATTTTGCTACGGTTTTAGGCGATACGCCTTTAACAACAATATCCGCAGCCATCCCATATAAGTGCTGGCTATATGTAGCACCGCCAACTTTCTTGTTATGGGAGGGCGTGCGGTATGCGCTGTTGATAATGACAGGTTTGCCAAAATGGCTGCGGATGTATTGCAATATCGTTACCAGTCCTGGCGCGATAAATATGGGATCAGAGCCATCTTGGCAGGCGAATTCCTTTACCTTAAAGTTTGTAGATAGTTTTTTGTTACCGTCTTTCGCTTTTGAGTAGGATTCTATTACTGTCATTCGGGGTCAACTCCTAAGGGGATTATTTTACGATGATAGGTAGATGTTCCACCTCGGCCATAACAGCGTCGAGGTGTCCATTCCCGCCCAGGGCCTTATACGCCTTGAACATTTCTTCCAAATTTTCCTTGTCCTCCAGCGTTATGCCGTGGTCTTTGATGTACTCTTTTGCAAGGTAGCGTACTCGGTCAATCATCAGCACTTTCTGGGCGGACATCAGTGCTTTAATATCTTCATTTCTGCCGTCTTTGTTGCGCCAATGCCGCTGCAATGCAGCGAGGATAATAGCCATCACACCAGCACCTACGCCGGACGACAGGATAATTTGCAGGGTCTCCATGAGCTTTCCTCCGTTAATCAGAATTCGTACACTGCGCGGAGAACAACATCGTCACGTCCGCCTTTTTTTTTCAGAGGATGGCCTTCAATCTTGGTGTCGTAGATTTTCAAAATCTTAATAATGCGTTTCTCGGTGCTGGGGTCATCTTCGTTGCTGCCGGAATAGCAAGGTACGTCACAGTAGAATGCGCCACCTGCCCATTTCTGGCCAGTGTATGCACGTTTCGGAATCATGGTGGTTACAAAGTCAGAGTTAGAGCCTACGCCTTGGCCCGGGTCGTAGTCGCTCCACAGCAGCAGCCAACCATGCTGACAGTTGGACAAGCTCTTTGTCGGGGTAACAGTCTGCGGCTCAGCGTCGGTGTGCTGCATGTATGCCGCACCGGTCCACAATGGCTCGGGATCTACGTCAAAAATGGTATGCCATCCGCGCCATGTGCCGTTATCCAGATAATTAGTTACAACGCTGCCGTAGTTGCTAAAGCCAAGCACCCATCCATACAGGGGGCCGGTCTTGTGAGTAATAAAACGCCATGAGTGGCTTGCTCTCGGGCTGTTTGTGGTATTTGCCGGGGCATAATAGGTTTTCATGCCCATAGCTGCGGCTTTAATAGTCGCCAGTACATCCTTTCCTGACAGGCTTAAAGTAACATCTCCGTTTTCCTTGGTTGGGAGGACTGCCAGAAGGTTGATAATGTCAGCCAGCGGGTGGGTATGGCCGGTGGGTGCGTAATTGTGGGTATGACTTGCGGCAGCTGCGCCGATGGATGCAGCTGTATGAGTGTGGCTCGCGACAGCAAAAGCAGAAGCATGTTTGCCATCCACAGTATCAGCGTTGCCGCCATTTGCAGGCAGGCTTGCAGGAATGGTTGGGATAGTCGGCTTATTAGAGAGGTCATTGTAGCTGTGGGTATGGTTGCCTGCGGCTTTAGCGTCCCATGCAGTCTTTTGAGCTGCGGTTACATGGACGGTGCCGTTTTGGCTATGGTCATAAGCAATTTTGCCACGATCACCGCGGTATGCGGTTGCAGAAGTTTCACCGAGGGTTACGCCTTGGGAAATTTCTACGTAGGCAGTGCCGCCCCAGCGATACGCTTTGTTGTTGTCGGTTGCCACATAGATTTTACCGCTTTCGCCGGTAGCCGGGAACGCAGATTTTGCAGAGTATTCCAGCACATCATCTATATAAGACGGGAGCTGACTTGCAGGTACTTTGCCGCCTACAAGGTCAGCCTTTGCAGCAAGGGCAGCGGATAAGCCAGTAACGTCGCTTTGACCATGGGTGTGACTGGCAGCGGCGTAATTATGAGTGTGGTCCGCGGGAGCTGCACCAATGGAATCTGCAGTATGGGTATGAGATGCTGCTGCTGCGCCTACGTCAGCGGCGGTATGAGTGTGGGTTGCGTCCGCCTTGCCGGTTTGCATGGTGGCAATATTGCTTTCGATGGCATCCAGATCATCGGTCAGGCATCTGTCAGTGTCCTGGTTACGGTAGATTTGATTAGTGGAAGTTTCGGGGGTGAAGGCCGGATTGTTAGACATGTTGTTCCTTCTTTCTGATAACACACCGCCCATTTAAGGGCATAAAAGGGGTAAACAATCGACAGGATTAAATCTAAGATGCTGTTACTCTCATTTTGTACGCCTCCCTTCAAGCTTATTTTCTATTATTTTTAAACAATAGACTTTACCATTCCAGCACTGGCAGCTCTGCAATAACTTCTTCCGCAGTAGGAATAGCACGAGTGCCTGCTTTGACTTCTGCCAGCATATCATAGCATTTGCGCCATACTGCGTCACGCCATTGTACGCAGGCAAGCCCTTCTGCGGCAAAGATATGGTCTGTACTATTTACATACGAGCAAGCCGTATGGATATTATCATAGCCGCGCTGTTGTACGGTCTTATCCATATAGGCCTGCACGGCTGCCGTAAGCTGGCGCTGAATTTCTTCCTCTGTTGGAGGCTCCGGTGTTGGCAGCATTTTAGGCGCGCCTGTTTCAAAGTCATACGCATAGTCCAGTGTAGCGTAAAGCTCATAATCTTCTTGGCTGATCTCAATATATCCATCCTGTAAAAGCTTCGGAAGTTCTTCTAAGGTATAGTTATTTACTGTTCTGTAAATCAATCCGCTGTCAGGCATAAATTTTGCTAACATTCTATTCCCCTCCCTTAAATGGTCACGCCATAGCAGGCACAGAAATAGCAGTTCTCGTTCTCGCCCGTATCCAGGAAAGTCGTTGTTGATGTGGTAGCGTTCATGGCCCAGTAATAGTACGATTTGGTCAGCAATACTCTTTTGTTTGCTCCCCAGCTTTTAGCAAGGCCGATCAGCCTGGTAAGCTCCGCTACCGGAATAAAATTATAATGATAATATGAATTATCATCGTTACCGAAAACAAAATATAAGCCGTCAAAATTGGTGTACGGCTGTGATAATGTAATGTTGCCCCTTCCCGTTGGGGTTCCACCAGCCAGTAACGTCATTTTTTTAAATGTAATGGGTTGCAGCTTGACCCCGCCTGCCGATACATAGCCGGGTACCACGATATTATCAACCTTTACAAGGCTGATTTCATCGGTGCCGATACTAGCTTTGTTCGCGTTGTAAGTGGCCTCGCTGGGGAAAACATTTACTTTTGATAAATTTGTTTCCGAAGCCATAGTATCACTCCTTTTTCCTTATACCGATTGCAGGTATCACCAATGCAAGGACAGTAAACAGCCATTTATAGTCCGCGCTCAAAATATAGCCCGCCGGAGCAATAACAACTGCGGCCAGCGTAGCCCAGAACAGCCTTTCAGGATTGTACCTGTCCAGAATAATCAGGATGGTCGGCAGAGCCGCGCACGTCCTGATCGTGCCGTAAATCAGAAACATATCTGTAATGCCCACGTCAGTAAATACCATCACCGCCGAGCCGAGCATAAGTAGCACGGCCATGGACATCCTGCCTGTTGTAACGCTCTGCTTCATATCAGCGCACACGATGGACGATATGGCGCATAGGTTGCTGTCCAGTGTAGAAAGCAGGGCACACAGTACGCATACGGCCAGCAGCCCGTTCAGCCATGTTTCATTAAAAGCTATGGCTATGTTCCAATCAGCGCCGCCAACGGAAAAGAAACCAATCAGTCCGAATAGCGCAGGAATGATGGCGAACAGCAAGGCGCTTCCCAAAAAAGTTTTGCGGATTTTATCCTTGTCGATACTAAACGCCCGCTGCCAAAAGGTCTGATCCACATACGGCGCGGACAGCAGGCCTATCATGGTGGAAATACCGAATGCGCCCATAAGCTCCCAAAAACCTACCGGGGTAAAGCCCTCTGCCCTAAAGCCGCCGCCATTTTTTACAGTAGCCGCCAAAAGGACAATACCGCCCGCAAACATTATGAAATATTTCACAAAGTCGGTTTTGATTGAGCCTTTAATGCCGCTCCTGCCTACCATCAGCATAGCTGCCGCTGATACAATAAGCGCTGACAGACCTTTGGGAATGTCACCCCACGCCGAAAACAGCGTATGAAGCCCTAGAAGCTGCACGCAGGTCGAGCAGATAAGGATAACCATAGATATTGCAAGATGCAGGTTTTTCTGTCCTTTGCCTGCGCTCTTGATAACGTCGGACAAGGTAAAGCCCTCCGCCCTTTTGCGCACCATCTCCGCAAAATAAGCGAAAACAACGAGCGTCAGGACGTTGGGGACAAGGAACATCAGAAAGCCGCTTAGGCCGCTGAAATATGCCTTTTCGGAACTTACGAATATAGCCGGTGTCCATATCCACGTTGCAGCGATTGAAGCCATATAAAATATAGCTCTAGCATTTTTCCAAAGTAAGAAATCTTTCAAATTTTTAACCTCTCTCTCCAATAGGTTGCTAATTTCAGAGACGGCACTTTAAGCTTCCATTTGCGGAATTCTTCATCACCGTTCTGCAAGTATATCCAGTCCTTAAAAGCCTGCTTATACTCATAATCTTCTTTATAAGCGCAGTTTTCTTCATAGTGGGACATTGAATACTGCTGAAATTTCTCTGTATCAAAAAAGTGGCAGGTGTTCTTGCCATCGCCGTATTGCACCATGCCGCACATGTACAGCCGATAGATAACAAGCAGGTATTTATAGATAAAATTAAGGCTCCACAGAAATTCCGCCACCGTGCAATTTGCCGCAGGCTTTCCCAGCCATTGCAGCAGATCGCCGTATTCGTCAACGCAGGCCATTGTAAAATTGCCTTTATACTCGCCCACGCATATTTTATGCAGCAGATCACGCTCAATAGCTTTTTCTAGGCTCATATTGCGTTCTTCATACGAAAATTTCATATTCACCATGCTACCCATCACTTGGTCGCCAATCTCGCCGGTAACGATTAAAACTTTTTTATCGTTCGCAAGGTCTATAAATGAATGGTTCATAGAAGCGTAGAAGCTGACATTTTTAAACTCATTATGCAATATTTTCTGATACAGCTTGGGATATTCCCTTATCGCCATATCGTCACTGACAACGGTAAATGGTATGCCAGTCTGCAATAGGGCGTAGAATGCAAGCGTGCTGTCAATGCCGCCGCTCAGCAGAAGGAATACACGCTTACCCTCGGCATGACGCAGGACATTATCCTGAGCGTCCTTTATGGCTTCTTCAAGGGATACGTCCTTTTTCTCAGGCACTAAAGAAATCAGCCTGCCGCCTAAGCCCGCAGGGTCTTTCAGCCTGTTGTAGCCTGTATATGTTGCATGATGGACAAGTGTCTGGTGGACTAAAGCCTTTTGTCCAGTAACTTCTTTTTTAGCTTTCAGGACAATTTCTTCAAATACAGCATCATAATTCATCCTAACAGCCCCTTAAATTCAATGCTGGCCAGTTCTTCCACGGACTTTGCGCCTTCAATCAGCTTCCGATAATCCGCATAGTAAGTGACAAGATAATCGTTGACCTCGGTAATTTTGCTGCGTTTTGCAAGGATAATACCTGCCATGGTCTTTAGATCGACGTTCTCGGCCCTGGCCATCTCCTTCAGCATGATTCCCTCTGCGCCGCTACTGACGTAATCCAGGGCCTGCTGCTCTGCCTCAAACAGTGATTTGGGCGGGATGGCCACCCTTTGCAGGAATGTATTGCCCAGCACCTTGCCGCAGTAATCCTCCAGCTCCTGGAGCTTTGCCTTCTTCTCATCGGTCAATGTGCTTGTCCCCAGCAATCGTTTTTCCTGCAGCCTGAACCACTCTTCCTGCGGGACGATGGTATAGGTGCCGTCGTCATTGAGCTGCACATCGTCGCCCACCCTGGCATCTGTGCCCGTCACGTCGATGAACAGCAATGCCGGCGAATGGTTCAGCTTCCATTCCCCGAAAGTATGCTGCGTTTCATAAGTTGCCTTAATGCGGCCATATATGACCTGTGCAATTTTATTCATGCCTTCCTCCTAATAAGACGTATGGTTCGGAGCGGTATTGTTGATCGCGTCGCTCCATTCTATTACAGCCCCGCTTATCCATCTGCCATAGATGGTATAGGTCTTGCCCGCAGTCACCCCGATATACCGGGTAAACGAGCCGGTTCCTGCATACCATACGGTATTGCTTTCGCCAGTACCATAACCGTTTGTACTTGCTGTACCGATATAAGCAGCGTCGCTGGCCTCATTGCTATATCCGTCAAAACCGCTGACGGTAATCTTGATTACCTTTACTGCTGACGGGACGGTGAAGCTCTGCGCCCTGCCTTTATCGCTGTTCTCGCTGAAATTCCAGACCGAGACCTGCTGTCTGCCGGCAATTACATGCTCGACAAGCTTGGCCGTGTATGTACTGCCGCTATAAGTAACGGTCACATCCACCCAGTAATTCGTGCCGTACTTCACTGTAACGGTTTCCTTGTCGTTCAGGTTGCCTGTCAGAATAACCTGCCCGCTGGCGTTCGTGGTATAAGCCTTACCATTTAACGTTATAGCTTTGTTGGCACACGCTGTGCCGTTTGGCATTTGTACGGTTATTGTGGCGTTGGTGGCTTTATACCAATCTGCCAGGCCTATATTAGAAGCAGCATATTCGACGATCACAAAGCCGCTCGTGCCGTTCGTTACACGGAAACGTCGTGCCCCATCGTCATCGTTGGAATAGAAGGCGTGGGCGCCGCCTGCGCCTACCACGATTGTTATGCTGCTGTTTGGGGTAACGGCAACCTCCTGCCTTACCACAAAGGCCCCGCTATTGCCGGCGATGCCCACCTGATTACTTGTGCCGTCAGAATCAAAAAAGTGGTAGCTGCCGCCACCTGCCCCGTAACGGCCATAGCCCTCGACAGAGCCAATGCCGGTCTGGGCATAATAGGTATCATTGACTGTACTTGAGCTTCTGGCATAATAGCCGATGTTATTCATAATATCAGCGGTTACGACACCCGGAGAATATCCCAGTAAAAAGCCTGATCCATGCAGGGTGAAATCCACATTTCTGCATTGCTTGGTTTCGCCCTTTACGCCGTTGGGGACAGAAGCGTCAGGCTGCGTTACGGTCATCACGTTACCTGCAGCCAGCGTAGCCTTGCCGCCCTTGCCTCCCGGAATGACAAACGTGCCGACCTTGGTATCCCCGCCATTACCCGCCGTCAGCGTGATTGCCGGGCTCGCGTTGTAATCCCCCAGTGTGACACCACCTGCGCCGCCTCCGCAGCCCGTCACATAAACCTTATCTATGTTGGCCGGGATGTTTAGCGTATAGGTGCCCGGTTTATTATAGGTCTGTGCGAAAATTTTTGCCTCGCCAGCATAACGAACCATATAGGGGCTGCCGTTATGAAAAATACTGTACATAACATCACCATACCTTTAGCTTTGTAAGAGTATCAGTGTCCTGTGTGGTGATCGTTCCGGAGGTGCCGTTTTTCCTGGTATAGGTGATAACCTTTCCGCTTACAGATAGGCCTGTAATGGCACCATCAATGCCTAAAGCTGTCAATGCAGCTGTGGCTGTCGTAGCACCCGTACCGCCTTTACTGATAGCCAGCGTTCCGTAAATATCAGCAGCGTTCGCCCTGGCCGCAACGGTTTTCCATACCTCGCCGTCATATTCCAGCAAGACGGGCTTATTTGCCGCCAGCCAGTTAGCATTGGCAGGAGTTACGGTTGTTATGGTACCGGAAGTAAGGGATTGCCGGATATACTTTGCACCTAAGTTATTGAGGTTGAACATTGCGGACACGTTGGTACTTTCCTTGTTTGGGATAAATACCACCTGTACGCCATTTTTCAGCGTAGTAATACCGTTGGCGGAACCTGAATAGGTTACGCCGTCGGTAGAAGTTGCTACGACGATAGGGACGCCGCCAACGCCTGCGTCGTTGGCTTTATCCCGAAAGTCATTATCTGTAACGTTTGACAGATCAATGTCTGCCTTGCCGGTCATCAGCTCATTCATAGAGGTTTTAATTTTTCCCCATACATAAGCCAGACCATTGAGGTCGATAAACTTTTTCGGCATGTTTAGGCCTCCTTTAATATTTAATGCAGGCCAGGAATGTATCCGTAATTTTTGGCAGGTTAAAGGTCGTACTGCCGTCACCTGCGCCGTATTTCGTGCCGATTACTCCGAATAAGTCAGCATAGGTTGTACGGCTTACAGCTGCCCCCGTATCGCAGGCCAGATAGCCAGTAGGCGCAGTTTCCCCGGCATACCTTATAATCGTGCCTACCTGTATTTTAATACCATCTATGCCGTAAACATCGGTAACATTAGAGCGCGCTACAAGGGTTTTCCATGCGCTGCCGTCATACTGCAGGGTTACAGGTTTATTCATGGCCATCCAGTTAGCATTGGCGGGAGTTACCGCTGTGGCCGTGCTGGAGGTAAGAGCCTGACGGATATATTTTGCGCCTAGACCGTTGATGTTGAGCTTTGCGGACCTGCTCGTGCTGGTCTTATTCGGGACGATGGTTACGATTAGTCCGGCGGTCAATGCGGTTACACCGGGGACGGTCGCCGTATAATTTGCGCCATCGGTCGAAAAGGCCACAGTAACCGTGGGCTGACCTCCTCCGCCAGCCCCGGCAAATTTAAGATTAACAATATCTGCGCCGATTTTAGTAACCAGCGCAGCTTCCTTTTCAATGGTAGCCATAGCACTCACCTTAGTTCAGGATTTTAATGAACAGTTCGCCTTCCGCTAAGTCAGCGGGAACGGTGGTGCCTACTCGGATAGCCTGCTTCGGATTTGCCCATTTTGCAGTGCCGGAACCATCGTTTTCCAAAATCTGACCAGCGGTGCCGCCAGCGGGGATATGCTTATTGCCTGCGGTTGCAGGATGGGTGTAAACGGCGGTTTCAGTGCCGCCAATTTTCACATTGCCGTTGGTGGTAGAGCCTTCAACCTTGGTTGCGCCAGCAGCAATGCCGTTCAATTTAGCCAGCAGGGTGTCGGTGAAGTCGTTGGCAGACAAGCCCTTGCCGGTTACTTTGTCCACTTTGTTGCCGATGGCAGCATTCAGGGCGGCCATTGCGGTTTCATTGGTGGAGATATAGTCTGCGATTTCTTTCAGAGTGTCGTAGGTTTCGGGGGCCTCATTGATAAGTGCGGAGATAGCGGCGCTGATTTTTGCATCTACCTGGGAGGGTGTAATGCCGCCTGCAATAGCGTTGCTAATATCGGTTGCAATCTGCGCAAGACGGTCTGCCAGAGTTTCACCGGTGGAAGAATTGACGATAACGTTGTCAGAAGCGGTCTGTACCATGATGTCGGTCAGTGCGCCTTCGATTAAAGTTTGTAATGCTACATTTTTTAGTTGCCATAATTTATTACCCCTTTCAAATACTGCTGTTTCCCAGCACTTTTACTGTAAATTGCTGTGGTATGTTTACATTTCCGTTTTCATCGGGTTTTACCATGTTTACGGACGACACTTTGCCGTCTAGCACGTCGCTTAAAACCTTACCGGTCGCACGGTAGTTGATATTGTCAGTAGAGTGTGCCGGGATAAAGCCGGACGGTGCTTCCCACTCCCCGGTTTCACGGTTATAGCGCAAGCCAAACAGTGTATCATCCAAACCGTCAACTTGGATTAGCATCGGGTCCTCAATAAGATCATAAGACTCAAATATGCCAATACAAATATCATTTTCGTCAACCTCTGCATAGTAGTACATGATATTTCCCCTCCTTTGCTCGTAATTTTTATTAAATCAGGTAGCGCAATTTAACCACCCCCTTAAATAAGCAAAGTTATTCTCTTATTCTTCCAGAATAGCTTTTACCTCTGCTTCGGTATATCCCAGTCTTGCCATCAGGCATTGTGGATTATAGCGTAGCTCGTATTGGTAGCTGTGAGCCTTGCCGTCAGGATTAGACGTGGATGGGCTGACTTCGATTTTATGGGTATCGTCGCTTACGCCAATTTCACCCTCGCCCAGCTCTTTCACAAAGAACCATTCCTGCTGCGTGTCCAGCAGAGCTTTGAAGTCCTTCTCCCATTCCTCACGGGGAAAGTTCGCTCGCACATATTCATAATCCTCTTTGGTGTTCAGAAACTTAGGGTATCCGCGCATGTTATTACCTCCTATGTAAAACTATAAAAATCATTTATTTTTCGTATGGTCGTCATAAACGGGATTTTGTCGCTATACTTTTCAAGCTGGTTGGCAAGAACCTCGCTGCCGGTAAAGATAACTCTGTGCTTCCCGTCAATTTCAATTTGTATGGTAGTGCATTTAGTGCCCGCCTTCTGCTTACTGCTGCCTGTCCTGAAATTCAGAACGGCAATTTCACGGTTAAGCACATCGGCAATGGGTATCTTGTCGCCATCAAAGTTACGTTCCTCGGAAAAATCACTGAATTTGTGCAAGGTCAGTCACCTCTTTTGCTATTTCCTCATATCCGCAAGCCTTCCTGAAATGGTATGTCTGCGCCCATTTCAAAAGGCCGTTCATGCTGCCAAGCTGCCCTCTGGCACGTTCATAATCCATCGGCAAGCGGTTTTCTATCGAAGCCCTTATCTTACGCAAGAGACGCCTCTGCTTCTTCGCTGTGCGCTTACGCAGGAGCACCACGCCGTTATGAAAGTATCGGTAGCCTACAAAGTCCACGCCCTGCGACGTGGGGAACACTTCACGCTTACTAAGGATCAGGTGCAGGCTTTCCCATAAGAAAGAGCGTATTTCTTCTGCCCGTTCATGCAGCTCGGCCTTATCGTTACCGAAAACAAGAAAATCATCACAATACCTGATATATGGCTTTATCCTCAGCTTTTGCTTGATGAACGTATCAAGTTCATTCAGATATACATTGCCCAGCCATTGGCTTGTGTAGTTGCCTATCGGCAGCCCGGCAATGCTGCCATCTAATTCTTTTGCCGTCGTAAGCTTTTGAATTTCCCTCGGAACGTCCGGGCAGGTGCTTCCGTCAGAGCGCATTCTATGCAGCAGTTCAAGGTTTACATCCCTGGTCGCTATGCTGTCGATAATCGTATCAATCAGTGCCAGCAGCTTCCTGTCTTTAATTTTTCTGCGGACAACGGTTTTTAAAATATCGTGGTTGATATTTATATAAAACTGCGACACGTCAAACTGGCAGCAGTATTTATATTTTCTGGCATATTCGCCGCATTTCGTCCCTGCCATGTGCTGGCCATAGCCCTTACGGCAGGCATAGCTGGAGGTATACATCAGCTTGTCCCAGATAGGTTCCAACACGTTCAGTAGACAATGATGGACCAGCCTGTCAGGGTAGAACGGCAGGCAGTAGATAAACCGCAGCTTCGGGTCAAACAAAGGATAGATATAGTAATGCGACGTGCGGAACGTACCATTTTTAAGCATGGCCTGCACCTTGATAACCGTTTCGTCTATCCGCTCCTTGGTTTTTCGCATATTTCGGCGTTTGGTCGCCGTCTTGCTGCCTGTATTATTGCAGGCGTTTAAAATGCCCTGTCTTATATTTTCTTCGGAGATTAGCTTCTCCCATAGATTACCGTGTCTTTTCATATTTTTTATTTTGGCGGCAATGGCTTTCGCGAGTTGCTACTAACCACTTCCGCCCTCCGTTTTGTGTTTTGCTCCACCGTCTGCGCGGCGTAACAAGGATTAAAGGCCAGCCGTTGGAGTTAAAGCACGCGCCAGGCTTAACTTAACTCCCCGTATCAGACGCGCCGCGGCAGCCGTTGTTCGCATTCACGTTGGACGACGCATTGTTACAATTCGCCGAGCGTGAGCCGCAACTCGTACCATTATCCCAGAGGCCGCCAGCAAGCAGCCTATATGTAGTGCCGTATGACTTACCGTAGCTTCTCGGGTCAACAGAGCTGTTATAAAAGCTCTCAGCCCACCCGGAGCCGCCAGCAAAACCTAAGTCCATCAACCATTGCCACAAGGCACCAGCGCAATCTTCCAAACCGTAGTTGCTTATCATGCGCCTGCCAGCTGTATCGCTGTGCTCGCCCGTAGTATTCGGGTCTGCGCTGCCTGCTATGTTCGTGCCCTCGTTACTGCCTTTAGCAGCAATCTGAAATTCATGCCTCCATGGCAGGCGCATCCCCTGGTCAATCAATGCTTCAAGGCTTAACTCGCCGTGCCATTTCTTTGTAGAAGTGCCATCAGCCCATACGCCGCCGTTTATATGGACAAGCTTGGTGCCGTCCCAGCTTGCGCCGTATATGCCCATCCAGATGTCAACAGGTTCAATGTATGCCATGCCCTCAGTCTGTTTACCCTGCGGCCTGTGCCACAAGTCCCAAACGCTGGCAGGCAGGATATTGCCGGCAGCATACCCGCTCAAGGTATGCGTTTCGGTAGCGCCTGTAATAGGGTTTATGTTAGACAACGTACCTGCAGCAGAGCAAAGGCAATGAAAACCGCCAATCTTACGGCTGTTGGTGGCCGTATAACCGCTGGGTACGGTGCTGTTAAGTGAAAGGATGAATACCGGCTCCGTGCTGGTTGTAGACGTAGGTTGGCAGGCATAGATGTAAACGTCCTTGCCCGCTACCGTGCCAGCCGTAGATACTTCAATAGTCCTGTCCACGGTGCTGATATAGCCTTTGCCGCCGATATTTACCTTTAGATTTTTAGGGATAGTAATTTTTGTTTTGTTGGGGGTGAATAACGCAGGGCTTTCGTAGTAGTTGGGTGTAGAAGCGATCATTTCCGCTACGGTTTGCTTCGGGGTTTCTTTCTTGTAATAAGGAATGCCGTCAACAATCGGCGTGGGGGCATACTCTGCTAAATCGGTTACGGTACTGGTCGTCTTTACGCCGCCCAGGGTAGTGCTCGCCGTCGGCAATACATAATTATTTGCACCTGCTGCAACGCCGTCCAGTTTAGCCTTATCAGTTGCAGACATCATGCCGCCTGCCGATTGGGTGGCCGTTGAGTGCGTATGGCTTGCGGGAGCAGCGCCGATGGATGCAGCTGTATGAGTGTGATCTGCGGCGGCCGCCCCCAGACTGGTAAGAGCCTCTTCCGCACTGGTTGCCCCTGTCCCGCCGTTTGTAACAGGCAGCTTGGCTATGGTAGCTATACCTTTTGTTCCGTCTTGCTTTGTGTAAGTAATCCTGGCACCGCTTACGCTCATAGAGATAACGCTTTTATCTGTAAGAGCTTTGATTTTTGAAAGCAAGTGAGGCAGGCCTAATCCAGTTAAAGCTTTTATCATGGTGTATCCTCCTTTATTCTCCTAAAGCTGCGTCTATCTCCGGGATCGTTGCCGCTTGAATTTCAGCAGCTATATATTGCTCCATGATAATTGACGTGACAACGTTCGACGGGTCTAACAGCAGCGTAACATCGTTTGCTGCGCCATAGTTGAAGTAGAATGTCCACTCGGCGTTATAGCCGGGGCTTTCATCCTTTGAGGGGACAATGGTGCCTGTTTCTTTCGTGGCCTGAGCGATAAAGAATAGTATTTCGCCCTCGTCAGGGTCTTCTGCGTATATACCCACCTGCTTTACCGTGTAACCAGTGTTTAGGGTATCATTCGTCAGAAAACAAGGCAGGCAGCATTTCCCTTCTTCCGGGTAAGTTATGGCACGAAAAGAGAGGGGTTGCTTGGGGTCAGTAACTTCCGTCTGTTCGCGTAATGCACCGGGCAGAACATAGCCCGCGCCGGTTTCAGCTCTGGTAATTTTTAACGTATTACCTTCAATCAGTTTGCTAAGTAAAGCTATTCCCGACGATGTAATAATCGTGTTTTCCCATATATTCATATTTAAACTCCTTCTTCAAATACGCCATCCCAGATGTTGTCTAAATCCTGCAAGGAAAAATAATAGTTTAGCTCTATTGCATCCAGCGGGATTTCACCATCTCGCACATTGCCGGAAACAAATACATCGTTCCAGATAGCATCGATGTCGCTGGGCGTAAGCTCTGCTGCTGGGGTAGCGATTTCAATACTGAATTTTTCGCAATGTGTAGCACCTACAGCAACATATGTGCTGGTTTCTGCCTTCACTTGTGTTGCTACCCGGATTATATAAATCAAATGGGCAGGCTTTTTACGTTTAAGGGTTTCTTCTATTGGAGACCAGTCGTAGACGACTTCGCGGACGTTGACCAGGAAGGTATTTTTAGCGATATTCTCCTGAATATCCACCTCTACGCCGTTGAGCGCGGCGGAAACAGCAGCAGCAAGCCTGTGAGGATTACAAGGGCCTCTATCTCTCCATGAGATGAGCCTTGCCCTGCGCTGCTCTAAAGTCAGGCTGTAATTTCGGGGTATACCTAAACTATCTTCCCAGTAGTCAATCAGCCGTTCAGTCGTAGACGGGGTAGTTTCGTGGCGCAGGTCAACGGCAAGATTATAGACTTCATCCAGCGCCACACCCATGATTTGATACAGCCACAGCCCCACGTAGGAATTTCCATAAATCGGAGATACATAATCAATGATTTTCTGCGCCCGCTCGCTCGTCAAGATGGAGCGCATGAGTTCAGTTTGATAATTCATTGCGTCCCCTCCTTACACGGTGCCGCTGGTCATGATTAAATCTTCTTCTTCAACTACCGGGAGCTGAGTATTTGTGATAGGGATATTAGAAGTGCCGTAGGCAACGGAAGTTCCGCTCTTTTTGCCAATCAGCAGGTCCTTAAAGTCATTTACGCCTGCGGTAGCGGCAAGGACAGCTGCTATTTGGGTGTATTTTATTTCGCCTTCGTCCAGTGCAACAGGCAGATATAAAGCCGCATCCGCCAAAAAAGCTGCCTTGACAGCTTCAATGTCTGCGCCGGCGTCCAGCTCAATAGTAACTTTAATGCAGATAGGTGTTGTTTCGGGAGGTTGTACCACGAGGATTGCATTTACCGGAGCGAGCCGGGAATATTGGTCATCCGGTCTCATAATATAATTATACACCGTTTCGCACAATTTTTGGGTTGCAGGATCACCATTCATATCAGTTAAAACGAGAGTAACAATACCGCTGTCATCCTGCGCCGGTATAACGGTTACTTCACCCACGCCGTCCACGCTTGTCGCCCATCTTTTATAATCTGCGACATTACCGACGAAGCTATCGCCCTGGGTGCGATCGTATTCTTCGATGCGCCCTCTCAGGGTTTCGTCATCCTCTTCCTCTGTGCCGCCCATAATATCAGCAGCATTGATTACAGCGGATACGTTTGTAAGCTTGCTGGCGACAAGAACGATTGTGCCGGCTTTCGTGTTGCCGATAACGCCTGTCTGGGTACATTCAACCGGGATTTCTGCGCTTTCCCCCTCTAAGATGGTCACTTCTTCTAACGTCTGATAATACACGGATGGTACATCATTGATAGAAGCTGTCGCAAAGAGAGAGCCTAAGGGGATGGTTGCTTCTTTTGATACCGTTACGGTGATATAGCCATTGGCAGCTGTCGCCGCCCTGCGTGTGATATATCTTGTTTTGGCGTGTTCGTCCAGAAACGAGCCGTAAGCCCATTCAGGAAATATCTGCTTGATGACTTCTGGCAGGATATGTTCGCAGATTTGAGCAGCCACAAGGGCCGTGGGGCGTGTCTTGTTCCATACATGGCCGCCTTCGCTTGCGTCAATATCATCCGGGAGCATTTCAAGCATAGTCTTATGAAAATCGTCTGTGCTTTTATGCTGCAGGAATTCAGGGATTTCAAACTTTGCCATATAATCACTCCTTCCTAAGAGAAAAATCTATTTTTGAGCGGTCAAGGTAGCGGTGATGTCGATTGTTACAGAATCAATGCCATATATAGTGACATGCACTTCTACGCTGTCCGGGGCTGTCCAGTTGTATTCGATTTTTGATACAAACTCTGTTCTCCCGTATTTATCGGCCATCAGCGCATCTTCAATTTCCCTGCTCAAAATAAGTTCAGCTTCTTCCCGGCTTCCTGCTTTCATGGCAGCTTCAATATCAATACCGAAGTCAGTGGAATAAGCAAGATGAGCGTATCGCTGTGTGCTAATACAGTTCCGACACCAATTTTTCCAGCTTTCGATGCCGGGACTATCAATCAGCTGGTTTTTGCCGTTCCGGACATAATCACCGTTCTCATCATCAAAAGCAACGCTGCCGCGATAACCAATGACGGTGTTGCCGGCGAGTTCGGAACCTTCCGAAGCGCCTTGCTTATAATCTTCCGGAAATAAATTTGCCATAGTATCACTCCTTTAATTTGGTGTCACAGCAGTTCCGGAGACTACTATGCTAATGACTACAGGCTGGTTTCCACACCACGCCACCAGCACACGGTCGCCAGGTTGAAGTCTCCGGAATACCGACGGCAATCTATGATCGTGCAGGCCATCATCATGCGTATGATAGCCGCTACCGCAGCATTGACCATGGGTGCCGCCTTCGTGATGATGGGGAGCTGCAGCACTTGAATTGAGCTCATTGTAGGTAAAATAATTCTCATGCGTTAAGTTGATAGCCACCATGTACTGGTCAGCCGCGATAGGGGTCTTAATGCTGTCCGTTGTCAAATACAGATTATTTCCGATTGTTCCGAGCTCAATGGTTGTGGGGACGGCTGCGTTGGCTGTTTTTTTCATTCTGCTGGCGAGGGCGTCTCCCAGCCGTTGTATATTGCTAGTCATAATCCCTCCTATACCGACTCTATGGTCAAGGTCATCAGTTTGCTGTCTGAGCTGATGCTCCGGTCAGCGCCGATAACAATGCCGTTGAAGTTCGCCATATCTCCAGCGTTCACAAATACTTTATCGCCCTTCCGAATCCACGGAATGTCCACGGCTTCCACTTCGTAAGTCCATTTCGGCTGCCCACTCTCTTTCAGAATGCTCTGGGCTTCTTTTCGGGCTTCCGCCAAGGTCGTGTTACTATCCTTGTTGATAACCTTTTGAAGAGTGCCATACTCTTTTGTCTGCCCTGAAACGGTATCCTCGATGGAGCTGCGGTCGTTTTCATCTTCTTTGCCGAGAATAACCACCTTTGTTACCATGCCCTCCATCGTGCATTCACTGGCTGTGCTGACCACGTTTTCTTGCCGCTTGAGATTGTAAACAGTGGAGTTCTGCCCGACGTGCATAATCTTCATAACGCCTTTTTCACTACGGATGACATATTTCTTTCCTGTCTGGTCTTTTACAAGGTCAAGAATATCTGCCGTGAATATATCTGCCAGGTTGCCACGCAGGACCATCTTCGTATGGGTAATGCTATCATAGCTATAATCCAGCTTTACACCCCATTTACTGCATAGAGTAGTGACGGCATCCTTAGTGCTTTTGCCGCTCGCAAAAAACTCGTAATCCTCCGACTCCTGCATGTAGATAAGGTTATCGTAGCATTTCAAGCTCAGCACTTTACCTTTGTTATGCGACTTATAAGATTTTGTCCAGATAAAGCCCTGGAATACTTCTTCTTTGGTCTTGCCATCATTGGCGTTGATAACCACCTCTTGTCGGACTTGAAATATCGTATTTAGCCATTCCTCTTCGACTTTTTTATTGAACAGGTTAATGGTAACACTTTGGGCAAATTGCTTTTGCTGGTCGCTAAAGTCCAGGCTTTCGATGGCGCCTGAAATGTCATAGTCCTTGTCACCTGCTTTGACTGTAACGGTATAGATAGGATTGTCAATCGCTGCTTGCATTTGATCACATCCTTTCGTTATTTTCTAGGCAATTTCAGTGTTGCCCCCGGAAAAATCCACCATCCCTTGTCACTAGATTTATAGCCACGGCCTTTAGCATCTTTTTCGATAACATTTTTGTTTAAATCGTATATCGACTGCCATTTCATGCCGGAGCCCAAAAATCTTTCTGCGATTTCCCATAGGGTGTCGCCTTTTTTGATGGTGTAATTCTTCGTACTGCTCTGGGTTTCAGAACGTTTTGATCCAGTAGAAACATTCTTTGATGTGACAATGATATCCTTGTCCTCGATAAAGGAAAGACTATATTCAAAGTCACTAAAGCCGCCGACGTATTCACCGTTGAATTCATCCAGTAATACATCTGCATTGATGCCTAGCCCGACAGCCACTATGCGTAGCGGCGTGCCTTGCTTTTTCCAGTCTTCCAAGATTTTAATATAATAGCTTGGGTCCTGATAAACGCCGCGCAGCATATTCAGATTATCGCGGTGTTTCCCTGGAAATATGCCGTCCCAGGAATACTTACCGAGATTTTCTCCTGACGGGACAGCTACCTCGCCTTTATCCAATATGTCGTAGGTGGCGAATTTGCCGCCACCGTTGTCATATTGGATTTTTTCGGGTATCCATGGCAGGAGAATAAACTTAGATGCCTTTACGCCGCTCTTGTCAACTGAAACAGAAAAGTCGCGTTCTCTTATGTAAATATCAATCCACATTTAAGCCCCACCTCTCACCGGAGTGTTTTCAAATTGACCGCCGAAAGCATCAACCAGGATGCCTGCCACGGTTTCGGCAATTTCGTTGCCCTGCGCTTTGATGGCTTCGACGATATTGTCAGAGCCTTTTGCGTCAACCTGAATAGTCACGTTTACGCCGCCAACATCCACCTCCACGTTCTGACCGCCTACAGGTTCGCCAGAACCATAATGATGGAAGCGGAGGCCTTCATCGCCGTTGTCGGTACGGCCACCTCTAAAGAAGTGATCCACGCCCAACATTTCGCCTGCCTTTTCCCACAACTTCAAGCCGCGTTCCCTACGCTGGCTGCCGAGCGGGATAATCATTTCCGGCGTACCTTCCTCAGCTACTTTGATAAGCTTTGCGCCGCCGCGCACCATGCCGCCGGCTGCATAGCGTTTGACATTGTAGCCGGTGGGATATTCAATGCCGCCACGTGCATCGTGGATAAAGCCGTCCTGATAGAGTTCAGCCGCCATTTTATTCATATGACCCTTGATACCGGTTTCCGTCATAGTACCGCTGATTCTGTACCGTACATGCACATTAGCGGTCGTGGAGAAGGAATAACTGCCATCGGGGCTGATCCACTCTCTCTTGAATGGGTCGTAGGTCCAGCCTACTTTAACCAGCCCAGCAGTAGAAAAAGTGTACTGTCCATCAGGGCTTATCCATTCTCCCTTAAATTCATCATACGTCCAGCCGGCATTGACCAGTGCCTGGGTAGAGAAAGAGTAGTTCCCGTCCGGGCTAATCCATTCATCGTCGAATTTATCGTAAGTCCATTCGGTTTCTACATTGGCTTTTACAGAGAACACCTTGTCAAGCTCGGTATCTATTTCAGGATTAGCTATTTTGATTTTCGGTTCAACGTCAATGGGCGTATTATTGAAGTATTCTTCAACAGCTTTTGGCCCCTTGGACAACGCCTCATAAAATTCTACGGTGTTCAGATATTCAGAAATGGCCGGCGGAATTTGCATACCCATTTCTTCATACTTTTTGGCCAGGCCTTTCATCTGCTCGGTAGTCGGCTCCATATATTTCAGCATTTCGCCTATCTGCAGGCGTGTTTCCTCTGTCAGTCCGCTTGCTGCTTCTTTGATTTGCGGGATGGTGTTTTCTTTCATCATCACAGAAAAATCACTGCCCAGAATGCCGAGTTCCTTACCCCAGCCGTCCTGAATTTTATCAATGCCCAGATTGGCAACGTCGTCCCATGTATCGGTTAATTCGTCCAGTGTCCCTTTCATAAGGGTTTTAAATTCCTCAGTCCCCTTTTTAAGACCGATGGAGCCCTTGCCGAATTTTTGCCATATGGTGTCGCTCATGCCTTCGGCCGCTGCCGCTCCTTGCTCCATGATGGCCTTTACCGAGTCAAGGTCAGCGCCATCTCCGCCGTATTTGGCATCGATGATATTAAGTTTTGCCTGGTATTCATCCTTTTGGATTTGGGCCATAACATCGCTGATTTGGGAGCGGAGCTTCTGCAAGCTCTTTTCTTCATCCAAAGAAATTACACCATCACTCAATGCCTTTGACATTTTTTCGCTGAGTTCTTTATTCAGGCCCGCCAGTGCGTCTTTCTGCTTGTCGTAGTATTTTTGGGAAGCGGATAACACCTTTTCAGCGTCTTTCTGATTTTTAACCAGTGAGCTGATAGACTCGCTGGAAGCGTATTGTGCATCAGTCAGGTAGGTTTTTGCGGACTGTCCGAAAGCCTGTACACCATTTTTCAGGTTATCTACTTCGCCACCGGACAGTTTGGCACCTTTTTTAAGCGTAGTCAGCCACAGACTTTTTTTCAGGCTGGAATTTACCGAGTCGAAAGATTTGAGTGATTTTTCCATCGCTGCGATAGCCTCACTGCCTTTCTGGGTGCGTGCAACAAGGTCTTTTCCAAACAGGTTGTTTACAGATTGCTGCACTTCATCAGCGGAAAGAGCAATATCGCCAAAGTGTTTCGGCATATTGGCAGCTGCTAATTTCTCTGCTTTTGCTCTAGCTTCTTCTTCAGCTATTGCTGCCTTTCGGATAGCTTCGGCCGCTTCCTCTGCTTCTTTCTTTGCTTTGTGACCTTGCCACAGTCCAATACCGCCGCCGATTACGCCACCGATAGCTGCACCAACAGGGCCGCCTAAAAGCGCACCCAAAGCCAAACCAGCGCCACCTGCGCCAAGTTCCCAGGCGCCGGCTTTCTTTTTCGCTTTATCGTTATTCTTAATTCCTTTGTACAGGTCGTATGCGCCCATACCGCTTGAAACAACACCTGCACCGATACCGGCAACAGTTGCGCCGCCTGCTAAAGCTGCCATGCCGCCGCTCATAGTAGAGCCAGCAGCACCGCCAGCAAGGCTATATCCCATTGTGGCAAGTCCACCAGCCACGCCGGAGCCTTGTACCATTGCCGTGCCGGTGCTGCCCACCAGGCTTCCTAAGGCCTTTACCCCGTTAATAGCACCGCCAGCAAGGCCTAACATTTGTGCGCCGCCATAGGCGCCTAAAGCTGCCTGCCCCCACCACGGTAGGGCCTTAAATGCTTCCCACAGCCCCTCGGCGATTCCCTGCCCTATGCTTGTACCAATATCCACGGCTTTGCTCATAAAGGCCTGACGGCCACTGCCGTCCCACCAACGGGAAAACGGTTCAGCGATGATTTCATCCCAAAGGATTTTCACCTTGCCGCCAAAATCGGCATTTTGGAAGTCTGCTCTTTTCGTGATTTCATTGATTTTTCTAATTGCATTTTCTACTTTATTGGCAAACCATTCGCTGGCCTCAGCGCCGATGTCTTTCAGCTCTGCGCCCCAGGCTTTGAATTTGTCCTTGTTTCTATCCAATAAGTCGCGAACCTGGGCTAAACCTTTTTTCAATCCTTTGGATAGCCCTTCGCCCCATGGCAGGACAACGTAGGTCTGAATAAGGGATTTCATCTGGTCAAAAATACCGCCGACAGTACGATCCGAGGTAGCCGCTGCCGCGCCTTCAAATTCTTTCATGCCGGCAAGAATAGCGGCAATAGCAGCGTTTACGTCAATATTGCCTTTTTCGGCCATTTTTCGGATTTCCGGAATGGTCTTGCCCATGCCTCTCGCAAGGTATTCCCAACCGGAGACTCCCGCTTCTGTTAATTGCAGCATTTCTTCGCTGGAAAGCTTGCCTTTTTGCCGCATTTGGCCTAAAGCCAGGGTAACACGTTGAATGCCGTCCTCGCCTTTACCCATGGATGCCGCCCAGTCGCCGATAGTTTCGAGGTCATCCAGTACCGTATTGGCGGCAAAGCCCATATTCATCATCTGCTGAGTAATTTTAACAATCTGCATAGTATCGAACGGGGACTTTTCATCGAATTTATAAATCTTCTGTAAAAAGTCATTAGCCGCCTGGGCGCTACCTAATTTATTTTCAAAAGCAATTCTGGAGCTTTCGATGCTATCGGCAAGCCCTACGGGTTGTGCGATCAACTTATTGGCCGCCCAGCCTGCGGCAATACCGGCGACAAGCGTCTGAATACTGAAAAGCATATTTTTAACCATCCGGAGCGGTGCAGTTGCACGGTCTACAATTCTCAAAGTAGCGCGCCAGGTTTTCCCTGCAAATTCTTTACCCATTCTTCCTACATGCTTTAAGCTGGCCAAAGCATTAGAGTCTCTGACTTTCAGATATGCACTCCACGTGCGCCCAGCAAAGCCGTGAGCCTTGTTTAGCACCTTGCCTATGATATTGGTCGCCTTGTCGATTGCAGACAGCACCACGGCCGTTTTTGTGTGTCCCAGCCTGCGTGCCTTTTCCTCGGCTTCCCGGACTTTTCGCAAAAATTTGTTGTTTTCAGCGTCAAAAATAGGTTTGATGGGTTTCTTTTCAAGTTTATTTAGTTCTGATTGTGTTTTGGAGGCAGCCGCTCTTGCAGGTCCCGAAAGATTGTCCACAAAGCGGGCTTCCACTTCCAATTCCACACGGTTCATATGCTCACCACCTTCTTTCTGATGGTATAAAAGCCCCACCGGAGGGCAGGGCTTTTGCTATTCTTTTTTTTCTTTTTTGCCGGACAGGTTTACGCATTTTACAGGCATATAGCCATCCAAGAGTGCTTTTTTGGTAGACGCAAGCATAAACGCCTGCTCTCCGCTCGGCACCGGGTTGTTTGGTGTCCGCAAACCCATTACGACACCAGGTGGGATGCCCTGGTTCTGAAAAATGATGTGGAGCTTATAAGCAAGGTCTGATTTCTCAATGAGCTCAATCGCGAAATTCTTCCTCGGTTACTTCTTCGTCATCATCGTCCATGCCGCTGATTTCAGTTACTAAGTCAGCCAGCTTACGTTTTTCGCCCATGGTCAGCAGAATATCAATGCTTTCTACCGGCATCGCAAGGCCGAATTTTTGCATAATAGTGGGGTTGCCCCAGACTTTTTGCTGATCTTCCTCAGTGGTAGACAGATAAATCAGCCAGCTGTTGAATTTAGCTGTATCAAAATCTTTTTCGATGGGCGGTAATTTCTTGTTGTTTGGATTGGGCATATAGACAGTGGCCTTTTTACGCGCCATGCGTACATCAGGCTCGGAGATGGGGTGCATATGGACAGCGAACATAAACTTACCCGCTCTCCTTACAGCCACTTCGGTGATGTTTTCATCAGCGGTTTTGTCCGCAGATTCCAGCAAGGCTTTTACGAGGTCGTATTCTGCTTCTTTACGGTTGGCTGCCTGGTCAAGGCCGGTAATGTCTTTTTTCTCAACTTCATTCTTGGTTGTCATTTTTAGTGCCTCCTTAAAAATTCAAGAATGGGCCTCAAATGAGGCCCTTTGCTTAGCCCAGGTAAGTGGACGCGATAGAAGAAATAAATTGGGGTATCGCATTCAGGGCAAAGCTCTGCTCACGTTCGATAACTTCACCCGGAGTGAGGTTTTGAATGCCGAAAGAGCCATTCGGAACAGCGTTGTTAAAGGCAAGGCGTTGTTCCTGGCCATCTGGTTTGTAGGCTACGCCTTGGAAGTTGTACACAGGGAGAGTGCCGTTCTGAATAGCTTCTAAGAGCGGTTCCATGATGAGGTCGTCGCGGACAACCATCTCGGTAAAGGTCAGGTCGAAAGTAACGCCAGTGGGGATACGGTGTACGAGGATGGAGCCTACAGGCTGCTTTTCGGCAGTGTTTACGTTCATCTGGACGGTGTAGGTGTTGATTTCAGCAAGAAATACGTTCTTGCCATTGAATTCAACGAAAAGGCGGCCATCCTTGCCGGTCATCAGCTCGGTAGTGTTGAGCGTATTATTTTTGTTCATTCGTTATGTACCTCCTTTAGGAATTTTGGCTATAACGGAATTGATAATGCAGATAGATTTTCTCTAAGCTGTCAATATCATCAGTTTGGATGATGAACCATGCGCTGTCGCCCTCAGCCGGATTGGACGGGTCTTCCGCGATAACGGCGCCAGGGAACAGCTTGCCTTCGTTGTTGGCCATGGAGTCCAGCACACGCTGAGCAGCCTGGATAACGTCTGCGATACCGTCAGGGTCGCAGGACACCTTACCGACTTTCGGCATCAGGGTACGGTCGAGGCGGTCAAACAGCTCAAAACGCACTTTTACGCGGCGGATTTTCTTCCAGCCCTCATCCTGGGTTTCACCTTCGGGAACGGTCAGAGTGTTAATGCCGGAGTCATACCAGATTTTTCCGTCCGGGGACATAGAGACCATCAACATACCGCTCTTGATAGCTTCTACGTATTGGTCGTAGGTCAGTGCTTCCAGCACATCGGTTGCGCCGGTAATAACAGTGTGGGTAATACCTTGGTTGGACGGGGTAGCTGCGATAACGCCTGCGGTGTATGCGATAGCCATAACGCCGTCCCTGTTTTCAGTGCCTACCATGTAGCCGCCGCCCAGGAACACGACTTTTTCATCATTGAATGCTTTTGCATGGGCACAGCGGTCTTCAAAGTCTACGGAGGCTTTCTCACCCACAACAGCAATACCCAGCTTGCCCATCTTGTAGGCATTATCCAAATAGGACTGCAGGAGCAGGGAAAGGGTCATATCTTCGTCATCGTCTACGTCAAGCGCGATAGTGTTGTAGTAATATTGCTCAAAGGCTGCGAACGCTGCGGAGTAGTCTGCGTTGGTGACAGTCGGGTTGGCGCCGCCGGTTAAAGCGCCGGATGCAGCAGCCAGGGTGGACACAGTAGGTACAGCAGTGGTTTCAGTAATATCTACATATTTAGATTTAGCAGTAGCTTTGATGAGGTTGTTGCCTTCTGCTTTACCATCAGCGGCAAATTCAAAAGTTTCTACCTGTTTAGTGCCGGCATAAACAATGAATTGTTTTGTAGCAGCGTCACCCAGCTTGGTTTGTACGGCAACACTCAGAGGCATTGCACCGGGATATTTCGCGGTTACGGTAATATTCTCATCCAATTCCAGAGCGCCTTTTTGGCCGCCGGTGCCGAGGCGGTAGGTAAATACGGTAGATGCACCGCCGTCAAACATTGCTTTAGCGACAGGCACGGTGTAGGCAGTGCCATATTCTCCGGAACCATAATTCTTTTCCAGCGCGCTTGCTACAGTGTTTTTAACGACTTTTCCTAAGGGTCCCCAGCTTGCTTTAACGGGAATAGCACAGATACCATCCTGCGCCCCTGCCAGAGAGTCAAAGCCGATGTTGGAATAACGTTGGTAGAGACCGGGACGTGTTTTTACTTCGCCCTCGTTATAAAAGATAGCCATGTTTATTTGACCTCCTTATTCTTGAATTTTTCTACGATTGTTTTTGCCTCCGCAAAAGTCGCCGTTTTCTTTCCTGCCAATCGCAGGGCAACAGCTACGATTTCACGGGAGGTTTTGAATACTTTGTGATTGTTCGCAAGTTCGGCGGCGGTATACACGCTTTCTACTTGCTTTTTCACAGCTGTTTTCGGTTCAGCTGCTTTTGATTCAGAGTTCGCCATTTCGCTCCTCCTTGTAAATGTTATTTAACACTTCCGTGTTTTCATAATGAACGATAACACCATACGTGGCTTCTACCGATAGCTGCCCGGTACGCAGCGGATCAGCTCCAAAGTCAACCGTGTTTTTACGGTTGACCATGATGGGGCTTTCTCCTGCTTTCATCAGCCGCTTGTCAGCGTAAAGCTTCTGGGCGATTGCCCTTGCTACTCTGCCGGCGGTAGCATTATCTTTTGAAAAAATGTGGCAGCGCACGTTTGCGGTGCGCCATATGGTCTGAAAGGTATCGGGTATCCAGCTGGCAGGATTGTCATTGACAAGCCGCCAGTAAACAGCTGATTCTTTCCCTTCCGGCTTCCACGCATTGTCCGGCATACCATTAAGGTTAATGACGTGTAAAAACTCAAAATTGGCGTCTGTCCACTCGTTAAGCCTTGCGATAACGTCCGGTTCGCTCGTGGTCAGCATTGGAAAGGCCAGCAGTTCAAACGTAACCGTACAGCCTTTTACTTTATCCGTGGGCTGGGTGAAGTAAGAAGAATTTTTCCATTGAGCGGCGACTACAAAAGTGCCGCTGGAAAAAAAGTAACCATGGATAAGCCTGCGAATGATAGGCTCTATTTCTTCCGGGTACTGTTCGCCCTCCTTACACATAATGTCCACGGCAAGCGTTCCGCCCATGGCACGCTCCGGGTCGCCCTGAATGTCCACGGCGAACACGATGCGTCCATATTGCGGGCCGTCCTTCCATAGCTTATCAGCATCCGCCGGTGCTTCCTGGTTAAAAACGGCCAGCCGGTCGTTATACTCCGTAAGATAAGGACGGAGAGCTGCCTGCTCTTGTAAATGCTCATATAAAGCTTGCTCAATCATCGGTCAGCCCTCCTAAAAGTATGGTTCGTTGTATATCCGCAAGATGCGAGGTTTTGCTTTTTCCAGTATTTCATCCTGGTACGGGCGCGGTGCCATGCGGCTGGTACCGTTCTCCAGAATTTCGCCTAGCGTATATTGGCCGTTGTCGGTTTTTATATCACTGGATATGCGGGCAATATAAGAGCCATAGACAACGTGGGAGCTTGGCTGCCATGATAAGCGGAAAGCGCCTGTACGCACTGCCGGGGGTTCGCCCGGTGCGGATGCAGTGTAATACCTTCCGTTCTTCATCTTGCCGTCTGTCTTGTCGCGCTGCCTGCGGTATGTTCCAGGTACTTTGTACCGCCTGCCGCTCCTTTGCCCTCGCAAGACTTCAAGGGCGCAGTTCCTAAGCTCATTCGCTACCTGGAAAGAACGTGCTTCCATCTGGTGCTTAATGATGTTTTTGTCATGCTCCAGAAAATCTTTCATATCTGCCCAGATATTCATTGCAGATCATCCCTTTCCTCTACTTTGTAAGAGGTGAAGTGTCCGAGTTCAGCAGGGTTATGTACACCCTGTACCAGGAAGCGTCTGGGCGGCTTGTCAGCCACGTTTAGCTCCAATACGTCCGTTACCATTACCCCGCCGCTTTCGCCTCTCTGAACGATAGTGTGCGTGATAGGATGACCGTTTTGCTTCCATTGCTCCTGCTCCTTTTGAGAGGCTTGCGAAATGATTCCGAGGATTTTTCCCTGCTCTGTGAGCTTGGTTGTAGTGGGCCGTCCGTTGGCGGTGGTTCCTCCCGTCCTTCGCAATACAGTAAAAGGACGAAAGCCCTGCCCGGGCCTTAAAAAGCCTCTGAACATGATTACCGCCTCCCTGGTCCAAACTTACGGCGATTGGCTTGCATATCGTTATAGAAATAGGGAGTGCCGCCCGCCGGCATGAGGGCACCATCACTTGCGACAGGTACGCCTCCGATAGCGGTCAGCATCTTCTTATCTTCCTCCAACATCTGCTTCCAGCGGTCATAACGCTGCGAAAGGGAATAGTGCAGGCCGTCCACGGTGGTATCCACCTCATAAGACAGCTTCATTACGATAGCTTTCAGGCATTCGTAACGGGCTTTTCGCCAGTTCTTGCCGTAGGCTTCGATGATCGCCTCGTATTCTTCATCGCAGAGCGCGCAGGAGACACCGCCCGTATCTACGACGGTATCGCCCAGCTCAAAGCGCATCTTGTGGAGTCCGTTCTCGGTGATTTTAGTAGGGTCGTAAGAAAAGGTGGGCTGCATTATTCCTCACCTGCTTCCTCCGAGGGGAATAGTTCCTTGGCGCGTTCTTGAACCGCGGTCTTGATAGATTTACGGTTGTCTGTTTCTTCCAGCAGGAGCAAGGCGTCGCCGTCCGCCATTTGTTTGATAACCGCTTCCGCTTCTTCTACATTGCCATTCAGAGCGTCAAAGACAGATTGCAGGCCTTCCGGTGTCGGAGTGAGCTCTACATCGCCTTCCTGTGCAGCAATGAAGATAGTAATTTTCTCAGGAGGCATAGCGGGGGTTTGTGCCATTTCCTTTTCTTCGCTCACGCAAGCGATAACGCCGCGCTTTTCCTGTACCTTGTAGTCTAAAACGTATTCAACTGGAATTTCGTCGCCGATATAAAACTTGTTGCCGCCAAAGCTACAAGGCTTCTTTGCAATTAGTTTCATTGCTAACATCCTTTCTTAAATTACGTCTTTGAAGAATACGGCCAGGTCATCAGAGGTTTTGCGCATGTCGTATGCCATCAAGCCTTCGATGTATTCGGAATGGGTGCCTTTATCGCCTTCATAGTGGAAAATCGGCATCATTTGGCCATCGCCAAGCATATCCCAGGTGAAGATATAACCTGCAGAGGGTTCTTCGGGGGAAGGGGTAGAGGTTGCATAAGCCAGCAGCATAGAGTCAGGGTCGCCGATAAAGGCCATCTCTGCATCTTTGCCTTGCTTAGCCTGGTTGTAAATGGACATCAGCACAACGATTTCGTCAACGCCGAACAGCTGCGCCAGTACATTCTTGTCAACCTGCGCCGGGTTAGCAGAGGTGCCGCCGTATTTGATACGTTCCAGAATACCTTCATGCTGTTTCAGAGCATTAAATACGTTAGCGCCCAGCGCCAGCTTATTCGGAGTGCGTCCGGTTTGTTCGTGCATAGCCAGTTTTTGGTCAGCGATGAATGTAATCGGATCGGAGTTGGCGTTGGAGAATTTAATAAATTGTTTTCCGGTGGTAGCGGTAGAGTCAACGCCGGTCCATTCATTGGCCCATACGCCGGCATTGAAGAAGGATTTTGCAAATTGTCTATCCTGATGGATATTAGCTTGTTCAGCCATTGCTTTAGTGCGCTGTTGGCGAGGGTCTTTCAGGGCGGGACCTTGACGGCGGGTGAGGTCGGTTTGACGGATTTGGTCAATACCCATAATCATTTGATCTACTACGCAGTTGTAGGTAGCAGTGTGTTCGGAGAGTACAGCAGGCATTACTTTGCCGTAGGCAGGTTTGCGTTGCCAGTTATCTCTTAGCAGGTCTTCCTTATCAAAAATGTAGTAGTTGTCGGAAGATTGGGGAACAGGGCAGATAGGGAAGATTGCTTTTGCAAAATAGTTAGCCGCATTCTGATACCAGGCTTGCGCCATATTGGTTAATGCGGTGTGAGGTCTGAATTGGCCTTTCATGATTTGTGCTTGGATTGCACTTGGGGAAATTGTCATTTCTTATGTCCTCCTTAAACAGTTTTGTCTTAGACGGTAGCAGCAGCCGCCGCTTTCTGATATTTAGTCAGTTGGATGGTCACGTATTCGTCAGTTTCCGCATTGTCAAGTGCGATACCGAGAACATAGTTACCAGCAGCAGCAACAGCAGCCTTGCCGTTTGCACCTGCTGCGACTTCCTGACCTTTTTTGATTTTAGCACCAGCCAGTACAACGCCCATATCCTTGACAAGAACATCTACATCGTCGCCTACTGCTACTTTGCCGGATTCAATACCGGTAATGTCATTGTAACCTGCTTCAATAATGGCAATACCAACAGGAATATCAGTGCCGGCGGTTGCCAGTACAACATCACCGTTTGCATCGTATTTTACAATTTTATTGCGGACATCATCAATAGCCGCTCCCGCTTTCTCCACGATGGTAGGAGAGGGGTTAATTTGAACGCCGTTATAGTTACGTTTAGCCATTTTTGCTATCTCCCTTCTTATTTGTGGTATTCTTTGTCATATTCAGCCATCAGCTCAGGGCTTTGCTCCCATGCTTTGGCAATGGCGGTAGCGTGGTCCATTTTGGGGTCAGACTTCATAATCTCGTTGGCTTTCGCTTCGATTTTGCCTTCCACGCCTGCTGCGCCGGAATAACCGCCCGCGCTTTTGCCGATTTCAGTAAATACGCCGGATTTCTCAACCAGACCCAGGCTTTCATCCAATACAGCGATATACGCATTGTAATTGGCCTCGTTGGAGTTTTTCATGTCGTAGAGGGTTTTAGCCAGCTCATCCTCTTTCTTGCCGAGCGGAGCGTATTTTTTAGCAACTTCGGACATTTCTTTCATTGCTAAAGACTTCTTCAATTCAGCAAGGTCAGCCAGCGCTGCGGTCAGTTCGGGGGACGGTTCAGCAGACTTTTTGCAGTCTTTTTTCTTTTCCATCTCTTCCATTTTTTCATCCTCAGCTTTCTCGGTTGTTTTTTTCTTCGGAGGAACATTAGGCTTTTGGTCCTCTTCCTCTTCTTCTGCGGCCTCGGTGTCTACCGTTGCCTTTGCAATAAGAGCTTCGTATTGCGCCAGCTCTTCTGCTGAAAATAAACTCTTGTCGATTTTAATCATGTCGACACTCCTTTCATAAAAAAATTCGTTTTATATTTTCAGGCCGGAAAGGCGGACTGACTTCCAATCCAGATCAGTCGAAAACAATTTTGTCCTCATCTTCATCTGGCGTTGCTTCTGCTATATAGGCAGAAATTGCATCTTTAAGTTCCTGCGGGGCTTCGGGTTTTGCCTTGAGCTTTCCTCCTTCAAACTCCCACATATCCTTATATTTTTCTTCGTGTAGAATATCAGGCAATGCGCGCATCGCTGCAACCTCCTTTATCTATTCCAGCCGCTCGCTTCTACCATGGCGACAGCTTCTTTTCTTGGGCTATTGGAACAATGGTACTCGGCGAAAGCTTCCGCAAATGTCTCGGCGGCGTTTTTCTCGGCATATCCGCTGATACCTTGCTTTATCTCCTTTTGCGTGGTTTTCAGATTTTTGGCGGCCACTCTCAACCATTCCTTTTCCTGGACTTTGTTTTTTCTATCCTGGTAATACGAGTCTCTCTTAATCCAGTCATTGTAAGAAAACACTTCGTCTGCACGTGCGGACAATTCTTTTTTGCTGGAAATGTTGGCCAGAACATGACCATATTCGTGCCAGATAATCGCTTCCGCGCTGGTTCCGGTTGGATGAAAACCGCTTTCTACATCTTTTTGGTAGCCTTTTTTTATGGAGTCCATACCACGCCCATATAATTCGCTTCCAATCTCAAGCGTCATATTGCCGGTTCTGAATGTGACAACCTGGGCGTAGACATGGGCTCTATTTACAATATCCAAGTCTTCAACAGCACCTTTTACTTCTGGATACTTTTGCTGTACTCTCGTGATTTGCTCATTGATATGGTTAACGGCCTCAATATCTATCTTGGTGCCGTAGTCTGCTCTCTTAAAGCCCAGCTGCTCTACTGCATACCTAGAAGCTTCTTCACGCGTTTTTGCAGGAGTGAAATTCCCGCCTGCTGTATCCAGGGCTGCCATACGCTCCTTTTCGCGGGCAATAGCATTATCATACATTCTGCCTTGTCCTGGCTTATAGGTGAATGACGCTGCGCCACTGGCAGTAGCAAATCGGCCATCCCTGCCGTGGTAGGGGTTAAATTTTTTCTATCTCGACAATAAAATCAAGGTCGCGGCTTTTCTTAACCTCAGTAATTATGTCAAACCGTGTCATTTGTCAATCCTCTTTCCTGTTACTTATATCATAGCAGGATAATGCTTAATCTTGTGTTGCATTCATAGGCGAAAGCTTCCTGACGCATAACATCTTTTAGCTCAAAGTAGGAATTCCTGAACGCTTCGATAACGGCCTCTTTCTGCTGATCGTTACAGAATACCGTTAAAATTTCCTGTTCATATGCCCGGCCCTTGTAATATCCTGTTGCCGGTACGGAAAACCAGCCATCAATACCGAGTTCGCAAAGCTTTTCGCTGAGGCGGTCTTTGAGGCGATCATATTCAATGTCGATTAGCTTGCCATCCTCCCACGCAAAATGCGGGATGTGCAAGGCTAATTTGTTGTTGAATGCGATTTCCATATCAATACATCATGTACAGGCAGGAAGCGGCTGCGCCCACAGAGCCGTTGCGGAAAATGGTTTCTGTGATTTCGCCGTTCTGCAACTGCGTCAAGCTTATTGCATATTCCTGCTCGATTACGGTTCCTGCTTCTTCGCTGTTGATGTATTCGTCAACCTCCGCCTCTGCAAGGTCAGGCATACATTTAGCGAATTTTTCTTTTACAAGCTTTTTGAATTCTTCATAAGTCATTTTTTGCCCTCCAATGCGTCGTTTCTAGCTTTCATAGCTTTATCATAGCCATCCTCGCCTTCAAATGGTTTGGTATTGCTCAAAAACTCATCTAGCTTGATATGGACCTCTTTGCCGGTGTACTTGTAGAAAATGATAGGCTCAGGCTTATCTATGCCTTTACGCCATCCATCCGGCGCATACTGCTCATTAAACGGAGTCCAGCTGACAGGCTCAAAACCACATTTTGTGTAAAATAAGTGATTGCCCGAAAAGCTGTCCAGCTTAGTTCCGCCATTTTCAGTTGCCATTTTAAGAAGCTCGCTGCCGCGGGTCTTGTCCCCTACTTTTTTACACACGCTGATTATATCGCCATCAGCCGTAACAGCCACCGTACTGCCACCCGGAGAGGTGATGTGCAGCTTAGCACCCGGATAATCGTTTTTCAGTTCTTTTTCTGTATGAGCGGTAACACGCCATCTGATTTCTTCCGGGCAGCTTTCTCTTGCCGCAGTTACCGCTTTAGTAAAATTTTTTGGAGTCGCTTCCCCAAAAGCTCTGGCACCTGCGCCGCCTCCACCTCCGTTTTTCGGAGCAAAGCGGCCGGATTTAGGGTCGTGCCTATGATTGTATTTTTTTACTTCCTGAATAATGTCAAAACGTTCGGAGTGTGATTTTCCGATGGGGTTTGCTGTTGCGGGGATTTCTCGGGGGTGTTCCTCGGCCATGCCGATAAGTGTGGGAAAAATCTTCTTCATAGCGGCCACATACTGGTCAAGGCTGGTATTGAGATAGCCCAGCTTATCTTCTGCGCCGCAGTCGGGGTCATCTAAAATACTATAAAGAGACTGCATCAGCGCATCGTTATACTGATACAGTTTGTCCCTGCATTCCCTGTTTATCGCCAGCGTCTCAAAAGTCTTAATGCTTTTGCAGAGCTGATCCGACAGGGATATTGCGTTGCTGTTTTTGGTGCTCATATTTCCTCCAAAATGTGTTGAATGGCCTGTAAATATTTCTTTTGTCGTTCCGTATCTTCGTCACTCACAGCTGGGAGCCTGGAAAGGTCGGAATTATGCAAGAGGTCTGCCAGCTTCACTTTTAAAGCAATTTTATTTTTGCTTTTGCATAGGCGTTCGATATATTCAGAGTATCCCATACCCTTTTGACGGGTCAATAACCGGACGGGCTCAAGGACAGTCTCAGGAAAACCTGCTTCTTTCAAGTCCTCCAGGGTAAAACGTGAGTCCTCCACTACATCGTGTAACAGACCAACAATAGCCTCTGTTTCTTTTTGTTGCATTAGGGCCACGGTGAAGGGATGCAGAATATACGGCTTGCCTGCCCTGTCGAATTGTCCTTCGTGCGCTACCGCCGCGATTTCAACGGCTTTGGTGAGCAGCTTCATTTCTGCAAGTCCTTCTTCGACTAATTTCTTTGTTGCTGCCTGTATTTCTTTCATTCAGATTTTGCCTCCAACTTGGCAACAATAGCGTCAAATTCCTCTTTGGTGATTTCGTCAAAGTCAGAACCTGGGTCCCACATAGCCTTTAAATATTCGTCGTTTCTTACGAATTTTTTCTCCGGCACACGGTATACATACGCCTCGCAGCCATCTACAATCTTCACAACGCTTCCGTAGCGGCCTTCCCGCTTCCAGCAGCCGTAATACGTTACTTTCATATTTGCCACTCCCTTTCGTATCTCGCGGGAGGCTTCCCTCCCACATATATTATACCGCAAAATAACAGAAAATCAACAGAATTATATTTTATCAATGTTCTGTATGCTTTCAATATCTTTAGGGGTAGGGATGGAAGCGGCGTTTTGCGCCATCTGCTTGGAGAGCGAGGCTTTTTCCGCTGCCGGTGTATCATCAAGCCGCTGCTTTTCATAAAGTTTGTGATTGACCTCTTTAATGTCGAGGCTGGTTTTGGTATGGAATTGCAGCTCCCAGATAGAGCCGTCGGGGTTTCTGATGTTGGTGTTTACGCCACGATAGGCAGCGTTGGGGTTTGTGAGGGTATTCTTCACGCGTACCAGTTCATAGCCCTGGCCTGCCAGCGTGTCCATAGTCTGTTTATATCCGGAAGCAAAATTATCCTCGGTAAGTTGCATGGTGTAGCGGTTTACGTCTTTCATGCGTGCGGCCGCTTCGCTTACTGAGATGCCGCCATCTTCTTTCATCTCGCTGCGGATTTTACGAGTGAGGGAGCCTTCACTTTTAACCGCAAAGTCAAGCCCTACCATCCGCCCGCCGGCTTGTTTGGCGCACTCTTGAAGCGCTTTGGTCAGAACAGGCTCCTTTTGCTTGGCTGCTGCTACGAGTGTTCTTGCTGCTTCTTTGCTGATGGCGTTATCATGTGCTTTACTCTTGCCGGGGGCGTAGGTAAAAGACGTTGCACTGTTAGCGCTGGCAAAACGGCCATTTTTACCGTGATACGGATTGAATTTCTCTACCTCCACGATATGGACGATTTCACTGGCTTTGCGAATTTCTTTTACTATGTCGAACCGAGCCGGGTCAGACTTACTGATGGTCCGTTTTGTGTCAGCGGGTAGTTTTGGCGGTTCCGCACTTTTATACAGGCAAATATCCGCCTCCTGGTTTGCTCCCGCTCGTACCAGGTCAACGCTGGTCAGACGTAAATTTTTAAGCTTTGTTGCCATAATGTGGCTCCTTTCTGGTTCTGCTGTTTTTCTGTTCTTATCAGGTACGCCCGTTCTCCAAGGGCGTACACTGAGCTGTTAGCGTGTCCGACTAGGCACGGCAAGAGGTGGACCGTACCTGATAAAAGCAGAAAAGGTATAGGGGGCAGTTGCCGCAGCTTCTGCCCTCCGCTACTTCGCCCGCAGGCTTTTCGCTGTTCATAACCAAAATTGTGCTGGCGGCAGGATTTTTACCTGTCTCCTGCATATAGCAGGCGCACTGCCAACAGTGTCTTCGCCAGCAACTATTATTAGCTCCCGTACTGGTTCCCGTAGGAATTGCAGCGCTTATAAGAAGCTAAAAATCTATTTGGTTGCTGGCTGTGGTGCTTGCTTCTGCTTTATCCACTAATTAAGGAATTTCCCACGATATTAACGCTCACACTCTACTTAGCTGCTTTTTACGTGGTCAAGTATCACACCAGCATACAAACATATTAAATTTATTATCTTCGTGACATCACGAAAATGTTAATGGTGGCAGTTGGAGGATTGCCGCACCAACACATGCACGTATGTCTGCATGGATGCTTATTAACCACATCATGCCACCAATATAACGCCACTAATCTTTGATACAAAAATTCTCCCATTTTTTATAAACGTCAACATAGGTTTCTTTTTTGTCGCCGTTATGGGTAACTTCGTAATACATACCATCACTAACGTTAGTGCTTACTAAAGCCTTCCAATTTTGAAGTGTTTTAGCGAACCATACAACGAACACATCATCAATGGTAATTTGTTTGTTGTCGGTCTTGTCTACGTGTGAATTAAAATAATCTACTACAATTTGTTTTGCTTTTTCTTGCATTGTTATTACTCCTTAAAACCTAACTTCTAAGCCTGCCATAGCAGTTTCTTTATTCCCTGCCACCCAGCCGCCTATATTACCCCTTACAGGAAAGCGCAGGAAGCCCACAGCACCGTCTTTTGATATACCAGCACCAATACCCCACCTTTTGGTCTTATCAACCGTAGGAATGGAAATATGGAGGTCTGAGCGGCTTGTTTGAGTCAAGCTCAGCTTGTTTTTGTCGAATATGTATTTTTCATCGTCTGCTTTATGTATTGTGATAGGCTTATCATTCACCATCACATTCAGCTCCGGCTTGCCTATCTTTACATCAACGTCTGTCTGCTCTCCCTGTTCTTTGGGAACGTAGACAATTTCGGTCTTTACCTTGTCCTGATACTTGGTGACGATCTGCGGCTCCGCAGCGGGGCAAGTGTGGAGGTAGGAGTGAGCATAATATCCGCTAACAAAAAGAAATACACCAGCCAGCGGGATAAGTATTTTAGAGATAGCCATATCATTCTGCGCCTCCTTCCAGCCATTCCTTGAATGCAGCATCCGTCAATTCGTCGGTTTCCTTATCCAAAATAAGCACTTCATCATCGGCGGACTTTTTGGAGTACACTTCAAGGTTGTTTTTCGGTTTTACGTTCCTTTTCTCTACGCTAAAGTCAATGCCATAGTTAGAGGCTTTCCTGTCACAGTAATCAACCATTACATGCGCCATTACCTTTCCGAATTCAATATTAGCTTCTTCCTGTGTGATTTCTCCGTCCATGATTTTACCCATGAAGCCTCTGCGGTCTAACTCTCTTTGAGCAAGGCGTCGGGCGGCTTTCATTTCACCATCATAATCGATGACGAACCGCTCGCCTTTATCCTTGGTATAACCTTCACCACGTTTCATGCTGTACGTGGTGCCCTCTCTGGTGGTAGCACGCATTTCCTGTAAGTCATTTCTTGCAAAGCACAGAGTATCTTCAACGGAGAACATGGAGCTTTTGGGGTGATTGTGGGTGAGGGTGCTGCCTTTCATCATCTCGCATTCAGCTTTGCTAAAGCCTACTTGGTTTGCCGCTCCATCTTTACGGAACAATACCTTACCGTCTTTATCTACAACGGCGGCGGTTTCGTAAAATTGAGCGCGGATGTTATCCTCGATGGAATGTACAGCTTTCATTTGGGGAGTGCTGGCCGCTGCTCCTGCAGCACGTTCTTTTTCACGCTGAATGGCTAGGTCGTGCGCCTTGCTCTTGCCGGGCGCGTATGTGAATGAGGTTGCGCCGGCTGACGTTGCAAAACGGCCATCTCTGCCATGATAGGGATTGAATTTCTCTACTTGTTCCAGTATCTCATTAAAGGTTTTTGCTATGTGAGCGGCTTTCTCCACCTGTTCACGGTTAGCTTTGCCTTCAATGCTAAACATTTTGTATGTGCCGTTTTTCACGCGTTCCCATGCGTCGTCATCTTCGATTTTAAAGCCGATCCACCAGCCGACGGGGACAATACCTTCGGGGATGCCCATTGCTTTCTGTTTTTCGGCAGTAAAAACACAGCTTTCTACCAGCTTGCCTTTTTTCCTCATGGTGGGAATATGCTCTTCGCCGGTGTCTCTAAAGTTCAGTACATATTCGTATGCCGCTTCTTCCAGGTCCTCCGGGTCAATCATATCTTTCTGGCGGTCTTCCAGCTGCTCGCCGTCAACCGTGATTGAAATGGAGGCCCAGCCAAACACAAGACGCTTGTCTGATTCTGTTTTATAGATAGAGAAAGACTTCTTTACGAAGTTTGTCTCGGTGAAGCCAAGAGCTTTCAAATCAAGCTCGCCTCCATCCCTCGGCATTGGTGTATATCCGTTTCTTCTCAAAATTTCGTTTGTTTCTGCATCCGTCAATAAGCGTTTTACTCTCATCGCACCGGTGATGTACCATGGCTCAGTTGACGGATCGGGGTTTGTGCGATATTTGTAATAACCATCTTTCGGGAGTTTAGGCAGGCCTGCGAGGGAATGCTGGAAGTTGCCTTTTTTGTTGTAGCCATAGCTCATTGCTTCTTCCTGATAATCAACATCAGCTGCAATTTCGCATTCAGCCCATACAAAATTCTTTTTCTGCTTCTTTTCGCCTGTCACCTTATCTTTAGTGTAAAACTGCTTTGCCTGCGGTACTTCCCCAAGATGCCATCCTGGGCGATATGCAAGTTCTCCGCTGCCGCCTTGTGTTCCTTTACCACCTGCAACGACACGCTCACGTCCCAAGGTATTTAGTTTAGGTGTGCCGTCTTTGTTCATGGCACGCTTTCCTTCGGACGCATTAAGCCATACGCCAACTGGTGTAGGTTCTGCGTTAGGGTTTGCCACCATAGGCGGATATAACTTGCCGTCTCGCGCCACAAACACCTTATAGGCGATTTTTGTCTTTTTCGGAGGCGGCTCTGTCCTTATCATCGGATTAGCCGCTCCACCGGGGGCGTTTGTAAACTTACCGTCTTTGGCGTGATACGGATTCGCTTTGCCGACATCTTCAACATAGATTCCATCTGTATCCGTCCATGTTGCTACAACGGCGTCAATTTCCGCATTTTCGTCATAAAGTACGGAATTGACTTCGTTTGAAGTTTTCTCAATTTCCTTGATGTAATCTAACATATTTGCATTCCTTTTTCTGTCTTAAATATGTGCGATTTCAGTTTTTATACTGGAATAATTCTGTTTTGTTGAATTAGGGGGTATTTATGAGGAATAATGCGGTTTTTTTCGCTTGTTTTATTATACCACGAATTTAATCATTTGGATGTTGCATTACAGGCTTATACATCACGGCACACCTGCAGTTTGGATGTGCGGGCGGCGTTCTGCGGATGCCAGGGTTGGATGCTGCCAGCTTTGTACCGAAGTTGAATTCCTCATCCATGGCTATTACCTGCCCCTCTAAGGCGCTGCATATCGGGCACGTTCTCTCGTCTAAAGCCGTGGACCATACTTTGACCATATCGCCCAGGTAACCTTTAGCCTGTGCCTGCCTTATGCCCTCATCCGCTCCCTTGTTATAGGCGAATGCAAGCTCAGTCCTGGAAATGAGGTATCCGCGGTAACGATGCTGTCTTGCAGCATACCGGGTAGCCAGGTCAAGGGCTTTCTCCGCCTTTAGGCCGTTTTCTATCAGGGTATTGTAGTAATTCAGATTGGCCACGCTCTGCTGATAGTAAAGCCCTACCATGGGACGGATAGCGCGGGAAAGCTGGTCAACGTTTAAGGCTTCCATGATTGCCGCCCTCTGCACTAAAGCGCGTATGCCTTGTATTTGTGCCTCCGTGCTGCTGGTGACAAACTCCGCCGCCCTATCTCTTGTCCACTCACGCACACCATCTGCCGAGGGGTTAAAGTACCATTCCGGATATTTGGCTTCCATATCGGCAACCGCTGCCTGCATAGCTTCTATCCACTTCGGCTGCAGGTGTTCAGTAACAAAGCGGCTGTAGTCCTGCCGCCATTGTTCCAGCCAGTCCGCATTGATTTCTCCCCTTAGAATGGCTTCCCGCAGCTCCTTGTAGGTAATGGCTTTCCCTTGGTTTCCCCATAGATTGGTGAGAAAATAGACAAGTTCCGGCTCTGTGGTGTCCAGGAAAGAGCGGAGCTTCCGGAGCAATGCGTCAGCAACAGGGTCTTCATGCAAATGGCCGGATTTTTGAATATCAGCGGCTTTTATCATTTTTTTTGTGAGTTTTCCTTTTAGTCTTCGCATAATATACCGTCCTCTTTCTCAAAAAAAGGGCACTGCTCATGATAGTATTCTTCGTCGGGAAAGTCACCTATCTTCTCACTTTCAAAGCAACAGCAAGCATCGTCATACATATTCCTGCATTGGTCCATGCTGTCAATATACTCAGTAAACTTGCCTTTTTTTTCGTCATACTCTAAATATCTGCTCATTTTCTGCCCAGGCTCTTTTTAGCCGCCTCCGCTTGCTTAGCATCCTGCTTGTCGGCATCTTTCTGCTTTTCTTTCAGCTTCGCCGCTTGCTTTTCCTGTTCCTGCTTCTCTTTGGTCTGCCGCGCTGTTTCGGCTTCGTTGAGATAGAAGCCGATTTTATCTTTGTCAAGGCCTACACTGGCCAACAGGTCACTGGCCACATCCGCAGTCAGTATGCCACGTTGGAATTTCTCCAAAATACTCGTTACCTTGTACATGGACTTGCTTTCTGTTTCGTCAATTTCATTGTCGCCTTCCTCGCCGGGCTGCACCTCATCGGGAACATCCATCTTTTCAGGCAGTCCGCCGACTCTGCGCACTTCATCCTCCAGCGCTTCATCAGGCACAAGCACGCCAACGCCCACCATATCCTTGATGAACGTACCGAATTGCTGCAGGTCTTGTTCCTCAATATCGCCGTGTACCATGATTGGGTAGTCGGTAATACCCTTGAAATGCTCGCCGTTGAGATTGATTAAACGGGGGATAGCCTGGTTGTTGAATACTTCGCAGATAATATCCAAATATGTACCGATAGCCAGGGCAAAGATTTTCGTCTTGCTGTCAGCCAGAGCAAAACTGCCTACTGCCTGCTGGCCCAGCATAACAAAATCAGCCAGAACGCTTGTAGCAATGCGTTTATCGTAACGGTCAATGATGGCGTTCGTGTCAAACTGGCGGCGGCTTCCGCTTGTCACCAGTTCAAACTTCCAGCCGTTTTCGCCACCGGGCAGCACAAGTCCCTCCCTGGCATCCCTGCGAATGCTGGTTACGATATGTTCAGCCCTGGCAAGCGCAGCTGTCATTTCCGGATCGTCATTGTCCCATATGGGCATTTCAGCAGGCGCATATAAGACAGGAAAACCGGCAAGGTCACGTTCAATGCCATACCCTTCGATTTCTTCTATCCGCTTCTTGAAGTAGTGGGAGCGGTATGCTGTTCTTAAAATGCTTCGTCCTTCGGGGTTGTCTTTGTGGGAGCGGGTACGAAAATGAAGCGCTTTTTCAATGGGGATAAAGATTTGTTCAAAATCCGGTGGTGGCTGCTGCACCATACCGATAAGGTCATCCGTTCCCTCTTTGTAATTCCAGCCATAAAGGGTATCCTGGGCGCGGATAGGCAGCTTACGCCAGCCAATCAGCCCGTCCGCGTATTTGCTGTTGGTGATGGGAGAATTAGTCTTTCCTATCCTTCGCTTGTAGACAATTTCGTGATAGCTCCAGCCATAGGTCAGGAAAGAAAGAATTTCAGATAATGTATCTGGCCATGTACGTTCCATATCGTACAGACAGCTTTCCACGAATTCCGCTGCTTCTTTATCCTTGGCACTGTCAGAAGCCGGCTCTATATGGAATTCGCACTGTCTCATAAGCATTTCAATGGCAAACAAAACAGCTCCTACCGTAGAGTCGTTGTTTGCCATCTCTGTATATGCCTGTACGCCTCGAATTCCTTGCAATTCAGGGAGAAATTCCTCCATGAAAACGTGCGGCAGCCCGCTTACTCCATATCTTCTTTGCCCGACTCGGCCTAATTCTTTGCTACTCAAAATAATTCACCTGCTTTCCTTTCACTAGAACGGGATTTCTTCGTCAAACGGCACTGCGGTTCCCATGCCATCACAGACCGCATCGTGTCCGGTGCTGCTCGGCGTGCCGCTGTCTGTCTTACGCTCGATGAATTCAAAGTGTTCAGCAACCACCTCAGTCACCCAGCGTTTAGAGCCATCCTTTGCCTCATAGGAGCGGACCTGCAGCCTGCCTTCCACAAGTACACGCTGGCCTTTTCTGAGATTGTTGCCAGCGGTTTCGGCGGTCTTTCCCCATAGTACAACAGGGATAAAGTCAGCTTCTCTTTCTCCGGACTGGTTGGTGAAAGGCCTGTCTACCGCAATATTAAACTGAGCTACTACTTTGCCGGTGGTAGTGTATTTCACTTCTGGGTCACGCACAAGGCGGCCTAATAAAATGACTTTATTCATATTTGTTCTCCTTTACTTCCTGTATAACCTGATCAGTTCAATAAGCACCAGCAAAGCAGAAAGCTGGATGAGCGGCTGCGCAAATTGGCCGAACAGCCAGCTTTGTAAAACAGATATTATTACATTTACGGCTGTCAATATTACGAATATATAATCTGATTTACTCATTTAGCACCACACCTCTCAGGCCTGTTCAAACAAACCTCTTCACATTCGCCTTGTTCCTCACATTCAAAGCAGCAGATTGTCTTTCCGCAGCTGTAGCTAGGATAAGGGCACATAGTTTTCTTGGGCCGCGGATTCTTTATGATTTCATTGCGCAAGCATCCGCAGCTTTTAGTCGCTCCCTTGGTCAGATAATCTTTCCTGACTACCGCTTTATTACCGCAGTCGCACTGACATACATACTGCACCGGCTTTAATTTGCCGCTCTCGTCCCGCTCTCGCTCTGCCATTTCGATTACGGTCAGTCTGCCGAATTTCATCCCGATAATATCAGGGCGTTTTCTATAAGCCATTTACACCTCGCTCCTTTTCTGTATGTAAAATTATTTAAACCAATAGCTACTCTTAATCGTCGCGCTGGTTCCGTTATCCTGCGGCGGTGGGGAGGACGTATTCATCAATTCCAGCTCATTGAATGCGTTGGAGCCTGCGTCCACCATATCCTTGAATTTGCTCTCTGGAAATGACTCATACTGACCGAGCAGCGCTTCCGTCCATGGCCCTGCAACCACATCCACATTGCCAGCCTGCCACTGAGCGGCGAAGGGCTCCGCCCTGCTTTCCTTGCTGCCGCTTTCTTTTACGGCGCTGATAGAAAAGCCAGCCAGCATTTTGATATAGCTCTGGGCCTGCTCTTTGCCCGCCTGGCCGGGGTCAATGGACATTCTGATTTTTACCCGCTTGTATTTCGCTTTATCGGTTACAGCGCACTGCTTCACAAGGTTACGCACCTTTTCGGCTTTCAGCCTGTTATTGGTTGCATCCGCGATAATATACCTGCCATTCCTGCGTTTGCCCAGGAGGACACTTGCGGTATAAGCAGGATCGCCGCCCTCGTCGGTATCTGTCGCCGCTAAGTCCCAGCCACGTACCCAGCGGGCCACATCATTCGGCACCTCTGTCAAAAGCTCCGGTAATGCGCTGCGTGGGAAGTACAGGCCGGCAGCAGGCTTGATTTTCCAGTTACCATACAAAAGCCGTTCCCTTTCGACAATGGAGAGGGCTTTCAGGTTGGCCATGTATCCGGGGTCTGCTTTGAGCAATACCTGATTATCGAAAATAGTGGAAAGCACGAAAGAGACGGATTTTATATCATCTCTCGTGATTTCCACATCATAATCAGCATCGTTGGCCGCCTGGATGACTTCCTCCGGCGTGTCGCCCCACACGATTTCCTCGTTGATACGGGCCATGTAACGGATTTTCCCGCTGCGTTCCGGAATAGCATAGCCGGTTTCCGGGTCCCACCACCATTGAATGAAGCCAGCCACCCAGGAGTCAGAGTCCGGGTTCGTACTGCAGCGGCAGTATGGACGCACTCCGCAGGTGGAGCGGTTACGGGACAACATGTAAAAAAATTGTTTTTCAGTGAAATGGGTCAATTCATCGAATTCCAAAAGGCAAATTTCACTGCCTTGGAAGCCATACACAGCATCGTCACGCTCCAGGTGTCTAAAGCTGACTTTTGAGCCGCTGGGGAATATCCATTGAGCGGATGGCGTCTTACGGGGATATGCGCCGGGGTACATGCGGTAAATTTCCTGGCTTGCGTCCCAAAGGCCGCCTGCGTTCATAATCTGTGTGGAATTTTTACGGAAGATAACAGCATTAAAACGGGAGTTGTCTACGTGGCGGAGCGGTTCATATAAAAGTGACCACGATTTGCCGCCACCTGCAGCACCGCCGTCTAATAAATGACAATATCAGCAGGATTGGATAAGAATTCTTCCTGTTTCGATTGTGGTCTGATTACTGTCATTCGCCATCACCTCCCTTAAATGCTTGAAAATAAACTGCGTAAATATAAACCTCGGAAAAACAGCCATAAAAAGTGTTTTAAATTTGCATGAGGTTTATTCCTCGTCTTCTCTTTTATCCCTATGATTATCAGGAATGTAGAAAGTTACAGGGCTTTCCGCCTTGCCGCCGTCCCGCTCCTCGATTACCTCGGACGTATCGCCACGGGATAGCCGTTCCAGCTTGCTGGCGACATCCACCATGCGGCTGATGTCGCTGGCCTTGATTTCTTCATCAGGTATGCTCTTTAGGGCTTTGGCAGCCTTCACCAGCATGGCAGTGGCAATATCGGCGTGACGCTTGCGCATTTTCACGATTTCTTTGGTCTGCGCTTCCCTTGCAACGCGATCCTGTTCGTCATCCCATGCGGCCGCTCTTTTGCGCCAGTCATATGTCCTGCCCCAGCGTCCTATAATGGTATCGCTTTTCTGTAACTTATCTGCGACTTTACTGTAACTTCGCTGTACCATATCACGGTAAACGCAGAAAGCCTCAAAAGCTTTATCGGTTTCTCCCTCTTGCCGTTCCCACGGTTCAGCCATAGTTATCACCTCTTTCTAGCTGACTGCCTCAATTCTTTGTTTTGCTATATTGAAATATTCTTCGTCCAATTCGACGCCGATAAAATCATAGCCTAACTTTTTACAGGCAACGCCCGTTGTCCCACTGCCCATGAACGGGTCAATAATAAGACTTCCTTTTGGCAGGATGCCGATAATGTTCTCCATCACCTGTAGTGGCATCTGGCACGGATGCGCTGTTTTTGCCTTGCTGATATTTTTGACCTGGTTTACATTCCACCAGTCATACAGCTTGGCGCCTGTTCTGCCTTTCTCTATCAGCTTTTTTATCCGCTTGTCTGCGGGATTTTTATATGGCTGCGTTACCTGGCTCATGATAGGCGCAACGTCAAAAAAGGCTATATCTCTGTGCTGCCGCGGCGTGTTTGAATTGTATACCCAGCTGATAACCTTGGTAGGTGTTTTATTTAAGCCCAGAGCAAGCTTATACAGTGATTCAGGGTAATGTATCACTACCGACGGCGTTTCCCCGAATATTTTTCGGAGCATTTGATAATATGCGTGCTCAGGCATGTTATCTTTGTAGGTTTTATAGTTATAGCCGATATTAAAGGGCGGGTCGCTGACCAGGATGCAATTATTATGCCTTTTTAATTCATCAATGACGGCCAGACAATTATCATTGATCAGCTTTATCATCCCCGCTTACCAAACCATTGCTCTGCTATGGCCCTTGCTATGTATTCCATCATCCTCGGCGGTACGCTCATGCCGCAGACATATTGCGCAGGATTGCCGTTAAAGTCATAGTCCTGTGGGAACGTGCTGACGGATACGATTTCTGCATCCGTTACATACGTTAAATCCTCCCGGTATTCCGCTGAGTTTGCACAAACAGTTGGGTGCACTTCGTTAAACCGGATGATTGGCGTATTAAAATTGGAATGTCTGTTGCGGACACGCTCGTTGATGTCTCCAATATTTCTGTCCGTGCTGACCATGAAATTCTTCATCAGCCAGTAAGCCTGGGTTGTTTTATTCATCGACTTGTTGTTTTTGGTGGCCACTTCGCGGAAAAGGATGGGTTTTTCGTTTGGGGTTATATGCAGCTTGGGGTAATTCATTCTATTGGCTATAAAGAATATTCTCACACGGCTCTGAGGAACGTTCATAAACATGGAGTTAAGCCGGAATACCTGCACATCATAGCCGATGCGCCTAAACTCATTGATCACCATGGTTATGTAATATCTTGATTTTCCTCTAGTCATGCCGTCCACGTTTTCCGCGACGACGACTTTCGGCTGCAACCTCTCGACTGTTTCCAGGAAGGCAAAGAACAGGTCATCTAAAACCTGCTTCTTCTGCCCCTCTCTGAATTGTTTGGCCTTGCCCCAGTTCTTTTCCCGCTCCCCTGCCATGGAGAACGTGCTGCAGGGTGGGGAGCCGTCCAGAATATCAAGCTCATAAAGCTCTTTCGGAAGGCTCTGAACCTTGTTGAAGTCCCGTATGTCCATGTTGTAATTATGCTTCGGACGGTGGTTCTTCACATACATGGCGTTTATCTTTCTATCAATCTCACAGTTCCCCAAAAGCTCATATCCGGCCAGCTTATAGCCATAGCTGGAACCGCCGCCGCAGGAAAATGTGCTGAATACCTTGAGTCCGTTCTTTTTTATGTTGTTGATGTCTGACTTGTACCATTTCCACTTTGGTCTCATAGCCATCACCACATAAATTTACACTTCGGACATTGGTTTTGGTAGGTGTCCTCCGCAAAATCGTCGATGTCAATTTCACCTGTATTCTCTTTTTGCCTTTGGAAAGAGTCCGTATCGGTGGTATTCGGAATAGATGGGGCATAAAGTGCATCCGGGGTGTTCGGAATGTCTGAGGTATCGTTGAAGGTATAGTCGAGGGTATTCATCACCTGGGCAACTTCTTCTTCGCCGATAAGGTGATCTATTTCGTATTGCTCGTAACCGGTAAGGAGCAGGTCAAAGTCGGTAGCGTTGATGTCGCTTAAAATGTCCGCCAGCAGGTCTTTATCCACGCTGCTCAGCTCCGCGATACGGTTGTCAGCCACAAGATCGCTCCATTCTTCCGCTTCGTTTGCGTAGTCCTGGTAATCAACCGGCACCTGCTCAGCGCCCAAAAGCAAGGCTGCTTCTAGTCTGCCGTGACCGCTGACCACAAAACCGCTTCTTCTCGATACGGTTATAGGCTTTCTCCATCCCTGCGCCTCAATAATCTGCGAAAGTATTTTTATCTGCTTTGAAGGGTGAGTGTTCGGGTTCTTCGGGTTCGGAACCACTTTCATAATGTCTGCAATCTCGTCATGGGAGCAATATACAGGAATTTGTCCGCACATTGCTTTCGGCTTAATAGTAGTCATCGTGTTGTAATCATCCTTTTAGTCCCCAGCTACTTCACCGGGTCAATATTTTATTATGGTTCTATTATATCATTTTTCTGTTATTTTGCGGTTGCAATTCTGTTTTAATGGTGTGTTTTTAGAGGTTTATTCTGTAGCGGTTAAGAGGACTTCAATGCGGGGATTCGCTTTATCCACCTTGAAGCTTTCGTTTATATCGTTGATCTGCTTCCAGCCATCGTTATCTAAAATTCCCATGGCCTGCAGGGCGTCAAAAATAAACTTGCGGCCGAAGCTGATGTTGTCCATGTCCCGCCGCCGGTTAGGCTCATGCCAGACAATGGAGATGTTTACCCTGTCAAAATGCGCTTTCTGTCGCCTTGCTTTGGCCATCGCCCATTGACATTGCCTTTGGGCTTCGGTTTTCATTTTTGCGCCTGCAAATTTTTTTGCTCTGCAGGCTGATGTGTACTCATTCAATCCAGGTAAGCGCCCCGGTATCGTTATAAGCAATTCAGTCATACGTCCCTGACCTCCATATTTCCTTTCTGGGCGTTTTTATTGCCCTGTGTATAGGAAAGGTCGCATTTTGTATTTTCTTTTAACCTTGCCTATATTCTGCTCGTGTCATCACCCTTTCTTGATGCTTGACATGTGCTCCAGCTCAATTTCCGTGATTTCCAGCTTCTCTATGAAGCTCTCGTCGGTGTAATTAAGGCCTGCGCCTGGGTAGCCTCTCTTTTTCGCCGCCTCGTTCCTGGCCTCGTCGATGGACTGCATGTATTGAGCCAGGGCAACATCACAGATATGGACCTCTTCAATCATAGGGAAGGGTTCTTCCAGCTGCGCGTTCTTTTCGTAAGTATCATCAATCGCCAGCATATGTATAGTATCATCTTCCGAACGGAAACGGTAATAACAATTCAGCAACAGCATGAGATAAGCCGTTTTCCTGGCTATTTTCCCCTGCCTTAATTCAAATAGCGTGGTTATGTCCTGCAGTCGTTCTTTATCTGTCGAATATGCGCCCGCTGTTATCTGTCCGCTTTGCCTTAATGCTTTCTTGACTCTGCGATCGTAACTGACTGCTTTGTCATAGCCCATGGATTCTATCAATCCAGCCTCTGCCGCTATCTCGTGTGCCTTTCTTCTCGGATTATCCCGATACGCCTGTTCCACTATATCCCTTTCAGGTCTTCTCTTTCCCATTATCTTTCCCTCTTCCTCCTGCTTTTTAGGGGTGACACCATGTTTCTCTTTAAATGGGTACGTAGTACTGCTATGCTGTATTCTTTAATTCCATGTCAGGTAGATAGTATTCTATATAGGGGGTGACATGACCTTTCTCCTTATATGAAGGGTATTCGTAGTATACTGCATAGCTTAACGTTGTTTTAGGCGCTGGACAGTTCTTTTTGATACGCCCATAGCCTTGGCTAGTTGAGTATTGTTCCATGAGGGATTGTCAGCTATCAGCCTTTTTAGGGTTTCAGCCTTGCTCTCAACCTTTTGCTTACGTTCCTGGTTGTATTCTTCCATCGGGCGTATACCTTGAGTTCGTCTCTGCTGTTCTTTTAGGATCAGGTTCCTTCTTCGTTTTTCCTGGGGGCTGATGATGGTGGACATTTGCTGCTGTTCCTCCGGTGTAATATCCAGCCACTCTATTATTTTACCATTTTTCAGGTTATAGCCTGCGCCTGGGTATCCCATGGCCCTTGCTGCTTCGTCGGCTTTAGCATCAGACTTAGCCTCCCATGCTTTCTGTGCGCTTTTGGTAGCGGTCAGCACTTCATGGTAAGGAAGCGGCTCGGTGAATTCGCTGTTGAGGTCCAGCATTTCCTCCATAGCCCTGTCAGGGTCGCTTGTATAGCAGCAGGTGAAATACCGGAAAAGGAAACAGATATATTCCCTGTAGGAAGTAACCTGTCCGCCTCTTAGCTCTACAAGCTTGGCAATATCCTGGGCTCTTGAAAGGTGGAGCGTATAGATGTTGAACATGCGCAGGATTTTTGTCTTTCTCCCTGGCTTTTTCTTGGCTTTGGGTGGCGGTGGTGTCAACTCAGGCAGATAATCGTACTGCACATCGTGAATATCATATCGGTATGTATGCCTGTATTGAGCTGTTACGAGAGCATGGTTTTTGCTGTTGACGGTACCTGGCAGCCTAAAGATTCTTGCCGGATCGGTAGCTTTGGTATCCGCTCCTAAATCTTTAAGAGTATCCGCAAGGTAGTTTTCTACCGCTCTCCATAAGGGCATCGCCATATGGGGAATGGGAACAATGTTCCAGATGAGTACAAGTCCCCTGCCGGAAAAGATAACCATGTTGGGCTCCGGTATTGTTTCCCTAAAATATTCAAGCTCCAGCTTGCCCATTACGAATTCAGGTTTCAGGCCGAGGTTATAGCAGTCAAGGTCTACATATAGGGTCCTTAGTTGACGAATGTTGTCTATTCTCCGCTGCGGCTTGAAGAATGTATTTTGTGAATAATAGACATCTTCATCCGTCCATTGAGAAATATGGTCGGCTAATTCTTCCGGTTGATAATGGTATTGGAGAAAGCTGTGTGTTTGAGGGTTCTTTTTGGCGAGAGTTATCCACCCGCTTGTGTTCTGTGGGTTATGGTGAAATAGAATGTGGCGTTTTGCCGTGTCGATATTTTCGGCGAGGTTTCCATTGTTCATATTTTTTCTCCCCTTCCTTGATAAGGGGCGCACGGTGTGATATAATATATACAATAATAGCCGATGACCATTAAGGTTTATCGCGCAGCCCTAAAACCAGCCCTAGCCGCCAAGCATAACGGGTTGGTTTTTTATTATAATATCATCTTTCAACCTAATAATCTATCTAATTCAACCGGATTGTTTGAATTTTGGTCACTTTTCGACGATAATTGCGTAAATACCGCCTCTAATTTCGACGAGGCGGTATTTTTTTGCTTCAACGGAATTTTTATGCTTGCGGTTGGACGGAAGTTCGAGGACGTTACGCCAACGTTGGATGATGGTTCTTGATACACCCAGTTCGTGGGCGATCTCTGCATCGGTTTTTCCTTGTTGCCAGAGTTTGATCGCATCCTCGTCCGTATATCGTTTCCTGTTTTTATGAGGTGTTGATGGTGGTTTTTTCTGTGAGGGTATAGTTTGGTTGGGGTTATAAGTCAGGGCTTTATATTCACCATAAGAAAGCCCCATGGCTCTTGCCTTAGCTGCTTCCTCCGCAAGAATTCCCAAAGATAACACCACCAATCCATATCTACGTAGGGGACCTGAAAATATTATATCACAATACCATACTGCCGTAAGCGTCCTTTATTTTCCCGTACTACCGTATCCGCCAGCACGTACGCCGTCGGCTTTGTCATCATCTGTTACATAGTATTTGGTAAAAATGCCCTGAGCACAACGCTCGCCTTGTTTGATTTTATAATCAGTATTGGAATTATTTACAAAAGCAATTCCAATATTACCGTCATTGTCGGGATTATCGGCATAATCACTGTCGATAACACAAGTGCCCTGCGCTGTCTGCAGGCCGTGTTTTACGGCAAGGCTGCTGCGTACCATTACGGCAAGATATTCGTCTTTGGGCATATATACCTTGACGTTGAAAAACGTCAGCTTGCTACTTCCATGCGCCGGAACGGAAATATCCTCTGGGGCATAGAAGTCATAGCCTGCGCTGTATTTACTGCCACGCTTAGGCAGAATAGTATCTTTGGGTGCGTTTTTAACAAGTGCGAATTTTCTCATAATCTATATTCCTCCTTGATAACTTGTTTATCAGACATACTCAAACCGCTTTCGCATTTCCTCCACCTTTTCCTGCGGGACGTGATGAACACTCATAAAATCACTTTTTACGATGATTTCCACGACTTTGTATCCATGCTGTTCAGCTAACTTTACATACGGATCGTACTCCCATTTGCGGGTAAAAGTATTGTTCACGGCTATTTCTTCTACCTCGTGCGTCATTGCCAGCTCAACCTGTCTTTTGCACCAATCGTGGGATGCTTTTAATGACTCCTTGTCCCATTGTCTACCCGTAGCGCCGAAATAATCATCTGCAGCGTAATTATAGACTGTCAGTTTTTCTGCCAGTGTGCTTTTGCCTGCTCCTGGCACACCTCGGATTATGTATAAAACTCTTGCCATTGTTTCCTCCTTAATCAATGCGGTTGAAATTTCCCAACTTGTAGCCGGATACACTGTGCCCATTAGGAGCGCACCTAAAATTAGTAATATCTTCAATATGGAACGGCTTATCGCAATGTGGACAGCATGGTAAATTCTCTCCCCTTCTGCCCATAAGCTTTTCTAAATCTTTGATTGCTCGTTTCCACGGTCGGTACTTTCTGCCGATTTCCCAGGATCGGAGCAGACGTTTTCTTATGTCATCCTGTGCGTCTTGCAGCTTCTGCCAGTTTTTACAAAGCAGCTCCAATGCGATAAACGGGTCTATTAGATTGCCGCAATGGTCGCAATATATCAGCCTGTTTTTGCTGTCCAATATTAGTTTTAGCGGCTTGTTATCTCTTGACAGGAGATGGCTGTAACATTCGCAGATGGTACCATACCGGCCTTTCTCTACTGGTTTAAACTGCATGATTTTTTTAGAAGTCTTGTCCATCAGTAGAAAATCTCCCATACACCATCAGGCCGTAGCTGGGCCAACGCCAGCAGTCCATATAAGGCTTTCTTTGCGTTGCCTTCCGTTGCCTCCCAGTAGTCATCGCTTACCTCATCGCTTAATTGGCTGATAGCTTTTTGTAACAACGGGATGGATTCTGCGCCGCTCTAATTCCAGATTGTCTCCTTCAAGCTTAGGGTCGTTCAGTCTTTGCAACTGGTCGAAAAGGACATCGTTCAACGCCAACAATGTATTTTTATTACTCATTTTTTTCATTCCTCCTAAAACAAAGTTGTTTGCTGGTCGGCAGCAGGCAACGGCTTCGTATTTACTTTGTCACCGATCTCTTCAATCCATTTCTTTCTGACCTTAAAATATTCACCATCAGCTGCCATGTAATTTTTATCCACCTCGGGAGGTGTCGGCAGGTAATATTCTCTGGGCAGATTGTCGGGGCACAGCTCCAGCAGCCTTCTTTTGTCATTAAGAATATGGTTGCGGATCAGGTTCATGTTTACACCATCAGGCCAGAACGGGTCCTGACACCCTTTTCTGCGGATGTAGTCCCACCGGTCCATCTCAGCTGTAATATCCGCTGCAATGCCAGCTATTTTCTGCTCTAGCGTTAGCTCTTTTTTTGCCATATCCCTCACCTCTCAAACTTTATTCCGCATTGCTCATAAAGCATCTTTTCAATTTCAAGCTGTTTTTCAGAAGGCTCATTCACTTGCTGGAGCTTTTCATTCATCAGAGCAACATATTCCTTTAAACGTGTATCCTTTTTTTGCAGCTTACTCCAATCGTTGTAGATGATTTCGGCGGATACAGCCAGGATTTTAGCCATGGCTTCATTCGCCGCCCGTTCGTAGGCGACGCTCTCCGCTTGGCTTACCGCTTTGCCTAAGGCGTTTGCGGCTATTTTTTTAGCTTCACTTTTCACATCATCATAATATTTCTGCTTTTCCTGCCCCTGTTTACGGGACAGCTTTCGGGAAAAACTCATAATGTATGCCTCCTGTTGTTTTTCTGTATAATTTATGTTTATAACACTTTAGTAATACAGCATTTTTACAGAATTTTTAATGTATGTCAGCTCAAATAGGTAGGAATCCATACGTCAAGGCCTAACGAGGTTATGACGTCCTTGTATTTCTTAGTAACATAAATATCCGTCAAAATGTCCTCTTTAGTTACCGATGTTGTGCTTTTTCCTCTGTCTTCTGTGAGACCGATTAGGTCTTGACCGAATGAACAGCTCTGACAGAAGCTGCGGATAGCCTCCACCTTGTCAAATTCCGCCGCATGAGCTGTGGAAAGCTTGGTTATCCATGTGGTAATAATGGGGTTGATCAGCACAACGGTGGAGCTTGCACCTGTTGTTTCATCTGTTGATGTTTCAACGGGAAAGCCGTTCAGGAATGTGGCGTTATCCATGCTCAATATGGCACTCAATGCGCCGTCGCCATCAAAGAGGGAGCCGAGGTCGTTATATCCAGGGGGGAAATTCGTAGGGATGGCAGGGCCTATGGGCTTCTCGTAGGTGGTGTTTCGGAGCATTATATCGTTGTATATGTTAAAAATTAAAAGTCTGATGCTGTCAGAAAGTTCGCTCGGAACGCTGCTGAAATACTGCGTTATGGCAGAGTTAAGCGTAGCTATAAAGTCAGCATATCCTCCGCCAGGCTCTCCGTTAGCCGTGCAATATGCGCTTAATGTGTTGATTTTTTCAATGATTTGCTGTTTTGCTATCATGTTATTTCTCCTTTCTTAACCGCCCATTTCCGGATTGATACATTCCCAACGGTAATCATCAAATGTAATCTCTACGTCCCTGGTGATTTTTCCATTGACAATCTCAACCTCCTGGTTAAATTCCATACCTCTTTCAAAAGCATATATCCTCATATCAACATGATATTTTTTGCACGTTTCTACCAATAACTTAGATGTGATCACCCAGGCAAACCTTGCATCCAAGCAAATGATTTGCGTATCTTCGTCCTCTTCAAAATCTGAAAAACACACGTCAATTCCTTCAACAAAACCTCTTCTTGAATTCTCGATCCAGCAGGTTTTGCTGTAACTAAGGTCGCCCTGTTCGTTGAGTTCTAAAGGTTTCTGCTCACCGCCGAAATAACCAACCGGGCGTAAACCTTCTAAACAAAATTTTTTTAAATCTTTTACTTTGCCACGTACTTTCAAAGTACCTTCGCACCAGTTAGGCATAATAACACCTCTTTCTTTCAAATAAAAAACCTTGTGTTCAGGAGGTTGCAGCTCCTGCGCACAAGGTTAGTGGCCACGTATTTAGTTCGCCATAGATATTGACTGCAACTCAATACTATGGCCACTATTTAATTTTACCACATTTTACCAAATAAATCTACACTTTTTTAAGCAATTTCACCCAAAAGGCGACGCGCCTCGGCGTGGCATTTAGCATATTTAGCCTCGTGCAGAATAGCTTCCAGTCCTTTACGCTGCATGGTCTCCAGCTGGTACCATTTCCCGTCATTGCCGAGAACACAGGTGGCACCTTTAATGTTCTTTACATATTCCACAGCTGGCGCCGACGTGGTTGGTTCAGGAGCGTCCACCTTAGAGCCGAGATTGTAACGTACATTGCCCTTCTGGTCGATGATAATCAGCTTGGTGAATGCTTCATTCTTCGTGTCGTATTCCATGGCCTGTACACTGAATTTTGTGCGCGTGGTATTCTTACCGCTTTTACCTTTTTCAACTTCCTGGGAGGCAAGCTGCACGCAGATAAACGGAGCGTTATAGAGCTCGCGGCCAATGCCCCAGTTAAAGCAGGCGCGCTTAAAGCTGTCACTGGCCTGGCCTTTTTGAGCTTCTGTTTGGCTTTCTGTGCCAACGTCCTGCTTACTGATCCATTGCTTTTTCTCTTCATCCCATACGCTGACGGTACAATAAAGATTGCCGTTGATAATCTCATGGTGCCGCTGCCAATTTTCAGGGCCGAATACGGCATCCAGGATATTCATGTCTACACGGGCGTTTTTATACAGCAGCAGAATAGCGTATCCTTTTGTCGTTACTTGTTGTACTCGGCATTCTACGTCTTTTTCGGTCAATAAGGGAATGTTATTCATAGTTAGCACCTCTCTACTCTATTTAATTTGCATATTCAGCTTGACTACGAGCTGCACTCCGGCGATTTCTATACCGTCTTTAAGCGCTTTTTTGAGGGAGGTTTTATCTGCAGTATAAGATAATTTACAGTAGTTTTCGGGGAGTTCGTTGGGGGGGCAGGTTACTTCTACGCTCTCGCTTTTGCGATAGGAGACGGCTACTCTTGCGGTCGTAAATTTCTCGCCGGCAAGGCTTTGAGCTACATATTCACGGAGCCATTTCTCTTTGTTGTTAAGTATTCTCTTGCGCTCTGTAAGACGTTTGATTTCGGCATCGATGGCTTCCGCCTCAGCAGCCTTATTTTTAATTACCAGCAGGCAACCTTCGATTTTCTCGGTTCGGTCCATCTGTAGCTTATCAATTTCCTCTGCGGTCAGGATTTCACCGGTTTCGGCATCTACCATTCTTTCAGTATCCAGTTCTAATAATCTTTGAAGCTGTTGGTCGATTTCATATAATTTCACTTTGCATTCCTCCACTATTCCAATTTAATAATGTCTAAAGATTTGTATTTGCGGCTAAAGATTTTATAATTGCCATTCATGCCAGCTTCCGCATAGCTCTTTTGGTCGAACGGATCATATTCTTCGCTATTAACCTGGACACTGATGTTTTTTCCGTAAGAATATTGAATGCCAATAATAGGGGCGGTGTAGTCCGTTCCCTGCAAAAGCTCGTTAACTTCATTCAGAAGCTCAAATACCTTTTCAATTTTTTTATCCATTGTCTACTCTCCTTTCGTATGTAACGGGATAATCAGCTCTTGGCCGGGGTACAGGGTGCAGTCCATGAGTTCTCCGTCTTTGCCGTTTGCACAGCGAATGTCATATACGAGTTTGCGGACATCGCGATATTCGTCCTGCTTGGGCATGTATTTTATGGCAATACCCCAGATGGTCTGCCCTTCGCTTACAACATGGTTTTTGAGTACCAGCTTGTAGCGCGGGCTGTCAAAGCCGCCCAGCAAGCATACGAGCATTGCCGCATATGCTGCGATGAGTATTATGGTTTTTAAATTTCGGTTCATCGTAGTTCCGCCTCCTTATGCTAAGAACCAGTTTTTAATTTCTTTCCAGCTCCCCCTGAACAGAGGTCCTTCAAAATTATTTTCTCTGCCCCATACTTCACCCAGCCCGTTAAGGGCCTTGTGTCCGCTTTTCGGGGTTACTGTGTAGATTACATCGCCGCTCTCTATATCGCAGATACGGAAGTCATCATACAGGCTGCCAATGCACGGGCAGTTATTTTTGAAGAAAACATAGCATTTGCTATTGTCGAATTTCTCACTTTTTGCAATCGCTCTCAATTTCTTCAAAAGCGCCTCGCCTTTACGTTGTAAGCTGCTGTCTCTACAGAACCAGTCATACCATAGGTCAATAATGTCAACCTTTTCCTGTTTCAGCAATTCATCAATGCTAATCATTTCACATCCTCCTTTTTGGGGTCTCACTGCCCGCACATATATATTATCACTTTTTCTGTGTTTTTGCAAGGTACTTTCTGTATTTCTTCTGTAAAAATGCAATAATCTTTTAAATGGCCTTGTGGTGCGGGTTTTCGTATAATTGAAGGACTATTAGGGAGGATGATGGAGATTGAAAAAGGTAGCGTTATATGTCCGTGTCTCAACAGCCAGGCAGGACCAGGAGGGATACTCGATACCGCTTCAAAAAGAAAGACTTATAGCCTACTGCAAGGCCAAAGGGTGGGTTGTTGCTGGGATATTCATTGACCCCGGGCATTCAGGATCATCACTAGACAGGCCTGGCATGGTGTCTCTGATGGAAGCCGTAGAGGCTGGCAAATTTGATGCGGTGCTGGTATATAAGCTTGACCGGCTTTCACGGTCACAGAAAGACACACTGTACCTTATAGAGGATGTTTTTATGGCCAACAAGACAGATTTCGTATCCTTACAAGAATCATTCGACACTACGACGATTTATGGCCGGGCTATGGTTGGTATCCTGAGCGTCTTTGCTCAAATGGAGCGTGAGACCATCACGGAACGTACACTCATGGGCCGCGCCGGCCGGGCTGAGGACGGCCTGTGGCACGGTGGAGGAACAGACCCGATAGGATATGATTACATAGATGGTGGGCTGGTTATAAATGAGGAAGAAGCAAAGCAGGTGCGCCGTGTTTACCGGTTCTACGCCGCCGTTTACTCCGTGACGGAGATTTCACGGAGGATGGATGGGTACAGGACAAAACATGGTGACTGGTCGCATACCTCCACGATAGGCAATGTGTTGGATAATCCCCTATATGCGGGGAGAGTGCATTTTGATGGTGTGCTGGCATTCGGCAAGCATGATCCGATTGTCCCGCTCGACATGGACGCAAAGGTCAAAGCCAGAAGGGAACGCCTGCGCCACGCGGAGGCTGCCGGAGACAGCCGCTACCTGCTTACCGGCATGATATATTGCAATAACTGCGGAGCCAGGTATTTCCCCAACAGGCGGCCAAACGGCAAGGTTGTTTACTCCTGTCATTCCAGGGCAAAGAAGAACAAAAAAATGATTAAGGACCCGACGTGCAAGGCGCCGCATATTCCAGTAGAGGAATTAGATGCCATGGTAGAATCTGAGGTATTGCATTTAGCAGAAAATCCGGTTATGGTGGATGAGCTTATAAAAAAAGGGCCGCAAAAAAGCGGCCCGGGTGCTGTCAGCAAATCCGAGGAAATACGGAAGTTGGATGAGGAAATAAGTAGGCTTATGGATTTACTGCAGCACAACGCCATGGTATCGGTCGAGGATATAGCTGCTCGCATTGCTGCTGTCCACGCCGAAAGGATGAGGTTGCTTCCCGATGAAGGAATAAAGAGGAAATATGATGTAGAAGCTGCTAAGATGGTTCTCCAAGATATTCAATTCGGATGGGAGCATTCAGATAACAGGAGTAGGCGGGTGCATTTGCTACAGCTGATTGACCGAATACTTGTCGATACGGGGGGTGTATGTATCGATTGGGCGTTTATGTAGAGGGGATTTTCACACGCTCTATAAAAATTATACGAAATTCGCTCTTTACCTGTAAAAAGGTTTTTTACAGGTAAATGATGGTGTATTTTCCGCTTATATAACAATAAAAAAGACGCAGGGAATATCCTTGCGTCTTTTGCAATTAAAGGCCCAGTTCTCTGGCTTTTCGCGCTACATATTCAGCCAGGGCTTGGTTGGCATGTTTCTTTTGGTCGCCACGGCGCACACATAAAGCGTTAAAGCCTTTGGCAATGTCCTTCTGGATGTAGATCGTCATCTTCACACAATCGACATTCTCGCCCTTGGCTTCTTTTTCGTTCCAGTTCTCCAGCTTGTTGGCCAGGCTGGAGAAGTCCGGCTGACCATCGTTCTCGTGCGTAAGTTGGCCGACAATATCAGTTCCTTTGGCAACTTCCTTGGCCGCCTCTTTTTCCTTCTTCATTCGTGCCAGGCGTTCCGCAGCTGTCTCTTTCTTATTGGTCATCCCTTTTTCCTCCTTTAATGCGTTCGAGTATTTCTTCGGCAAGCTCAAAATAGGATACCAGGGCTTCATCGTCCAGGTCCATTGTTCTTGACGACATTTCTTTAATTTTGACTCTCCGGTGGATTTCCGTATCAAAAACCAATGCTCCGAACGCTTCACGCAGGCCTGCGGCTACGTCCTTTTCGTATTTGCTTCTGCCGTCCCGCATGGTAAGAAGTATCCCCAGCATTTCAGCATGAGCATGTCCTTCTTCCCGGGTGGCGTCCACAAACTCCATGAACCGGAGCACTCCGTCCATAGCCAGGTCGCCGCTGTCAACTGGGGCGATAATATGATCTGCATAAACCAACGCATTGATGAGCGCATCCCCGAGCGTAGGTCCAGTGTCCACAAAAACAAAGTCGTAGCGATTTTCTACCGGCTCCAGCAGCCTCTGCAGCACCGCATACGGATGTTTGATATTGGTTGTGTAAATATACCTGCTAAAGACAGAAAACCTATCTTCCGCAGGTATTAAGTCTAAATTTGAGCTGATTGGTAAGATATATGGTTCAGCGTTCCCCTCTTGGATAGCTTCCATGAGTGTGTGTCCCGTATTATCGTAGATGCTTTTGCCGGTCAGCATTCTGGTTGCGTTTCCCTGGCTGTCAGCATCCACTACCAGCACTTTATAGCCTGCCGCTGCCAATATCTCCGCAGTAGCCACCGTGCTGGTCGTTTTGCCTACGCCGCCCTT